CACCACCGCCGCCACCACCACCGCTGCCACCACCGCTGTAGCCGCCGCCGCCACCGCCGCCACCGCTGCCACCGAGCATCCGGAGGATGGCATCCCGATCTGCCTGTTGCCGTGATCGTGCCTCCTGTTGAGTTCGGTAGGGATGGAGAGCCTGCTCTCGCAGCAAACCCCGGGTCAGGTCGTCACTCTGGTCAAGCCCGCGTTCTGTGATCAGCCGTGTGATCTCACGATCGATCTGCTGTCTGCTCGGTTCTTTTACCGCCTCCCGTTGCGGGAAAAGCACGTACACGAGGCGTTTTGCCTCCTCAGATCCCAACCGTCCGGCCAAGACCTGGAAAAAATTCGAGGAGGAGAGATCAAACGGAGAAGGCCTGAGGAGATCCCTGAAATTCAGTTCTCCACCCTGCCTCGTAAGCTCCATGAAGCGCGGCCGCCGGCGGGCAAGCCGCGGCTCGTCTCGAAAGATCTCGAGCACGGCTCGATAGAAATTCGCGTCCGGTCGAGGATCCTGGACGGACAGGTCGTAAAGAAAACGCGCCATCAGGTTGGCACGGTCGGTAACAGATGCCATATCCGCGATCCGACCAATAATGTATCGGACGATCTCCAGACGATTCTTCGGATCCAGGCTGAAAAGTTCTCGAGCCGTCGTCAGCAAGATTGTCCTTTTACGGTCATAATCATGAGGATCGTTTTTTTTTTCCTGCTGGTGCGGTTTGAAAGCCTGGTCGATCCGCTGTTGCATGTGCCGCCGGTGGAGCGATCCGCGGTCGATTCCGAACGCGTCTCTCGTCGTCACAGAGAGCCGGCCTCTCTGCCGGAGCCGGAGGTTAGGGAGCGTGGCGGACATGGTGTCCTGCGACGCGTCCCGGATGCCGCGTCTCCGCCTTTCCCGCGGCCGTACGGCGTTCCACTGCTGGGATGGAAAGCCGAGACGGAAATGAAGCCGGCCGTCCGACCGGATGGAAATCAGTTGAACGAGCTCGGCTGCGCGCCGGCTCTGATGCGTCTCGATCCACCGAGCGAGATGCTTGTCCGCTCGACGGATCGCCTGGAGTTTCTGTCGATCCATTTTATATCTTGATTTTTTTTTTTCTGCTGATGACACGCTCCAACCATCCACGTCGCAGATCCCCAGTTTTGGCACAAGACGTGTCGAGGTGACGATCGGTGATCCGCGGACGGTAAGCCTCCGCTGGTGCGAGCGGTTTCCAAAAAATGATAAATAAAGATCCACTCAGTCCGTTGAGTGGCGGCTCCGGTGCTAAACTTTTTTTCTTGTCTCTCGATAAACAGGGATGCGACGCGTCGGACGGATCCGCGGCAAGGTGCTCGTCAACATCTTGGAGGACGGTTGTGAAGAGACCGTTGGTTTCCGCACGCTCGCCTGGAAGGGGACGAATCATTCCAGGCGGGATTTTAAGCGGTTCACGACGCCGACGGGCGTGGTGCTGGAGCGCAGCCGGTGCACGGGCGGAAAGACGGATCCGTGCAAGTGGATGTATTTCCGTAAGGGAGAAAAGGCCAGGACGGCCAGGTACGACCTCGACGACTACTGATCGGGTCGCTCTTTTATTTATGGAATAACGGATCACCATGATGAAAATGGTCTGTTCCATCTGTCTTTCTCCCGTCCGGGAGGAGGCCACCGTCCTCCGCTGCGGCCACGGCTTCCATGCCACCTGCATCCTTACCTGGCTCCGGTATCGGATCACGTGCCCGCTCTGTCGGCGGCCGGTGGCCGTCGTGCCGGATCTGGCAGCGTCCCGGCAGATCGCCCTCGACGCGTTTGGTCTGATGATTGTCCTGATTGTTTGTCTGAACATGTACATCATCCTCCTCCTCTACCTGTGCTGGGTGTTGGAGCGACGGGCGGTCTCTGTCCGGTACGTGCTGAATGACGAGCAGCAGTGGATACTGTTGGAAAAGATCCGATAGTGTAGCGGATTTTTTCATCACGCTTTAGAAAAAAAAGACATGGCTGGATATTATTTTTCTAAGGGCATATCGCTCGATACCATCTTGTATTCTTTAGGCAATACGGGTTCAGCGCCTGTATCCTCTGATATCGGATACCCGGATCTGACCTCGGCTTTCAGCGCCAAGAGCGATAATCTGAGCACGGCTCCATCCACCGGTTATCTATACAACGGACAGGATATCAGCAGTATTTTTGCCGGCAATGGTTATTACATCAGTGCCTCGACCGGCTTTACCACGACGTACACGACTCAGTATACTCTCATGACATTAACGGATACGACTCAGACATTTACGATAACGTTCCCGAACACAAAGACAATCTATATCATCCTTGTAGGCGGCGGGGCATCAGGGATATCAGGGAGCAGCAATTTCATCTCCAATGGTGGTAGCGGTGGTGCTTCGGCCATGACGTCTTTCAGCGCCACTCCGGGAGTTTCGATCGATATAGTTGTGGGTAACGGCGGGGGAGTTTCCACGAACGGGAGCAGCGGAGCCGCATCCGTGGCAACAATCGGAACATCGGTACTCAGCTGCGGTGGAGGTCAGTATTCCGGAGCGGTGCCTCAATCCAGCACGGTCAGCGTATCCGGCAGCCTGTTCCAGAATATCCAGAAATCAATCGGAATACGGGTGGTTCAGGCGCCAACACGACTCAGACCCCGCCAGCACAAGGACAGAGCGGAACAGGATCGGGGATTAGTTTTTCCAATATACCAGCCGAGCTCGGGATCCGATCCTCGTACGGGGGCGGAGCCGCCGGGGCAGGTTATTCCGGTACCAATTCAGCGAATTACAAACAATTTACAGGAAACAGCGGAAGCTACGGTTCGGGTGGTCCCATCGGATTCTTATGGATCGGGAGGCGGTGGGGGAAAGAAAGCCACCACCGCAAGCCCGGGAAACACGAACGGCGGTGTGGGCCGTCAGGGGATCTGCTACCTGTGGTTCCTGACGATACCCTGAAGCCTACTCCGCGGCACGATCGTCGTAAGAAAAATTTTGCGTAAATAAAAGATATGATCCCGTCGCTGCGGCTGCTGGCGGGGAGCCGCGTCCAGCAAAAAGACTGGCAGGCCGCCAGGGCGGCCTGGGTCATGCCGGACAAGGAGGCCATCGAGCACGCCCGCTTCCTCCGGAAGAAAAAAGAGCTCCCCGAGCTCGACCGACTCCTCGAAGAGGTCGCGCACCCGTCCCGTCGCGTCCTGAGCCGCCGAGCCGTCCTGAACCGGCTCGACGCGCTGCTCCGCGAGCCGTTTTTTCTGTCGCGCGTGCCGGTGCCGCGCGTGGCCGCAAAGACACGGGATATGTTTCACGGCCTCCTCCGGGAACAACCGGGCGGGTGCTTCATGGTCGCGCTCACCAGGAACAAACTGGAGTACCGCGTGTTTTTCGTGCGGACGCCCGTGCGGCCGTCCGCCGGACGGTCGTACCCGCCGGATGCCGTGTTCCAGGTCGTCTTTTATGGGGACGACATTGTGGACGTGGAAGAGCTCCGGATCCGCTAAAAAAATGACACACCATCCATCGTGGTGAGCGCCAAAAAAAAAAATGGAGGAGGATTCTTTCTGTCGTAATGTCCGTGTCGTGGCACGGCGCACGCTCCTTTCCTACGACGAGATCCTGGTTTTCCTCGGCACGCTCTATCAAAACCATCGTTCGGTACTCGCGCGAGACAACGAGAGCCTGCACCGTATCGATTCCCTGCTCCACAAACGACAGGAAGAGATCCGGTACGTCTACGAGGCCTGTGCCAATGCCCGATACCACGAGGATCGCGAGCACGGCGAGCCGCTGGATTCCTACATCGAAACCTATTTCGAGCTGGAACGAGCCGGGTGGAGACCATCCATCCGGTGGCCGCTCAGCCCGCGGTTGGATCCGTAAAAAAAAAAAATGAGATTTTTTATGATTTTCATGGCGGGTCACAGAGAGAGCATGAAAACCGAGATCCACGACGGCACGACGTTCCTGATTGGGACGAGCGCGACCGATAATTTCCACGCCTTGGACGCGGCCGAGCCGCACCACCTGTGGTTCCACGTGGCCAATCATTCTTCCTGCCACGTCATTGCCATGAACGAGCCGACGGCTCGCAAGAAAGCGCTCCGCCGCGTCATTACGCGCGGGGCGCTGCTCTGCAAGCAGCACTCGCGGTACAAGAGCGTGCCGAACCTGGAAATCCTCTTTGCACGCGTCCGAGACGTGTCCAAGACGGCCGTGCCAGGCACGGTGCTGACGAGCCGCGCATCCATCATCCGAGTATGAAATAAAAATCAAGAAATAAAGATGAGACAACTGGCTCAGGCGCTCCGGTCTCAAGACATCCAGAAAATCCGTGGGCTCCTCCAGAGCGGGCTCGTAGATGATCGGGGTCGGACGCCGCTGTACAGGTCGGTCTCTGACGGCGATGCCCATGCCGTTGATCTGCTGCTCCGCGCGGGCGCAGATCCGAATCTTGATCAGACGCTGCTCCACACGGCCGTGCTTGGGACGGCAGACACCGAGCTGGTGCCTCTGCTGCTGCGATACGGCGCCGATCCCCGTCTGGTGAACGACGCCGGGGATACCGCGCTGCACGTCGCGGCGGAGCGCGGGAGAGCCGGGGCGGTGAGAGCACTCCTCAACGCGCACTCGGATCCGAACGCAGTGGCCGCTGATGGCATGACGGCTCTACACCGAGCCGCACGCGATGGACACGCGGACGTCATCGCGGCGCTCTCCGCGGCTCCAGGGATCAATCTCGATCGCAGAGATAGATTCTCGCAGACGCCGCTCCACGTGGCCGCGGAGCGAGGACACGACCGTGCGGTAGCCGCGCTCCTGGAAAGCGGTGCCAGATCCTCGCTCCGTCTCTATGGCGACCCACCGCTCCATCTTGCCGTCCGATCACGATCCCCGGATACGGTCTTGGCTCTGCTGCGTGGCGGTGCCGACCCCAGAGCCACGGATCGGCGAGGACGCACGGCACTCCACCTCGCCGCGGTGAACGGCGAGGCGGGGATCGTGTCGCTCCTCCTCGGTCACGGAGGCGACCCGAACGCCGAGGACGAGCGTGGCAATACGGCATTCCATTACGCTACCGCAATCCCGGGAAACGAGGCGGTGGTGGCTGCTTTCCTTGCCTCACCAGACACGGATCTCTATGCGCAGAACACCGACGAGCGCACGCCGTTCGGCACGGCCGTTGATCAGAACGCGACGCGCCTGCTCCAGGCCGGGTACATCCCGCGGCAGGGTGAGTATCCGGCCGATCGCAGGCCGCGCACGGCACACCGTATCCGCGAAACGCTCCGACAGATCCAGAGGGCACACCAGCGCTTTGATCTTCTCCTCCAGACGCGTCCGAAATGCCAGCACTGCCAGGCACCGGCCGTCTTCGGGACGGCAGAGGCTCGTGTCTGCGCCGAGCACCGCCTCCCAGGGATGGTGAATATACAGGAGCTGTCGACACAGCAGAAAGACCAACGGCTCCTGACGATGCCGGTAAAGAGACGCCGAGGAACGGATCCGATCGTGCAGGCGAGAAAATTCATCCCCGGAACGTTCGAGGATGCCGCGGAGAAACGGCAATTCCAGGCATGGCTGCGCCGAGAAGATCACGAGCCGATCCAAGACAGGCCGTTGCTGGCCAGGCGGCTGGATCAGTTCCGGCGGTGGAAGCGCCGGAACACACGTTAGAAATCCTCGCAGAAAAGGAACGACGAGTCGTCGACGTGCCCGACCTGCTGCGAGTACTCGCTGACATCCTGCTCAAAGAAATTCGTCTTGCCGTCGATGCTGATCTTGTCCATGAACGGGAACGGGTTCCGCTCGTTGTAGCTCTTGTGGAAGCCGAACTGCTGGAGGAGCCGGTCGGCGCAGAACCGGATGTACCGCCGCATGAGTTCCGCGTTCATGCCGATGAGGCTGACCGGCAGGCTCTCGCAGATGAACTCCTCCTCGATCATGACCGCCTGGTGCATGATCTTGTGGGCGTCCGTCTCCTCCAGCTTGTTCTTGAGGTGGTGGTAGATGAGGACGGCAAACTCGGTGTGGAGGCTCTCGTCCCGCGCGATCCACTCGTTGCTCTTGCCGAGCGCGTTGATCATGAGGCCGCGCTCTTTCAGCCAGAAGATGGCGCAGAAGCTGCCGCTGAAAAAGAGACCCTCCACGATCCCGAACGCAAAGATGCGCGTCGCGAACGAGTTCTTGTCCTTGTCCATCCAGTGGAGGGCCCACCGCGCTTTCTTCTCGACGCACGGGATCTCCGTGACCGCCCGGAAGAGCCGCTCCTTCCTCACGGCGTCCTTGACGAGCGTGTCGATCATGAGCGAGTAGACCTCGCTGTGGATGTTCTCCATCATGGCCTGGAAGCCGTAGAAGCACCTTGCCTCGGGGAGGGTCACCTCGGAACAAAAGTTCTTGAGCAGGTTCTCGAGGACGATCCCGTCCGAGCCGGCAAAAAAGGCGAGGACGTTCTCGACAAAAAACTTTTCGTCGGGCGTCAGCTTCTCCCAGTCGTCCCGGTCGCCCCCGAAATCCAGCTCCTCCGCCGTCCAGAAAGAATTCTTGTGATTCTTGTACGCCCGCCAAATATCGTGGTACACGATCGGAAAAAGACAGAAACGGTTCGGATCCTCGCGGAGGATCGGCTCGTCCGAAGGGACGACCCTGTTCTCGGGATCGTCGTGCTTGAAAATCATGACCTCGGAGAGGATCCTTGAAAATACCTTGTCGGGCGATGAGACCTCCATTTTTATTGTGGGGGTTTTTTTTTAGACCGTTGCCTAGAATTTTTTTTTCGGGCAAGATACCAAAGATGGAGAACGCGCAGCTCATGCCCAACCATTTCTATCCGGCCGACCGGGCGGTTCACCGCCTGAATGTTGATACGTCGGTTCGCACGGACGTCTCCCCGGATTTTATCCGTGTGCCGGGTGGGTACGCGTCGGCAGATCCTCGTCTGCTGGATTCGGCCAGGGACGAGCGCCTCGTCCTCGATTCGCCGCCGCGCGTATCCTCGGGCACGCAGCCGCAGGCCGATCTGTATGCGACGCCCGGCAACCGTGCGGGCTTCTACCCGGGAGGATACGAGACCATCCGTGGCGGCGACCTTTCCTACTACACGGATCTTGACAGCGACCTCGTGCTCGGGACGCCACCGTACGTCATCCCGGCATACGTGGTGCCCTCGATCCTCCAGGATCCGATGGGCGCGCTCCGGCCGTACTATACGCGCGTCCCGCTGCTGGCGAAAAACACGAACCAGTTCGAGTACTCGTTCGACCAGGATCAGTGCGCGTTCCGGGAGGATCTCATGAACCTCCAGTCGTCCAAGATCAATACGAGTGATTTCAATTATTTCCAGTCGTTCAATAGCCCGGGGCGGTATTTTCCTTCGTACAACCCCGAGGCCTATAACCGGCTGCCGCTCTCGCAGAGAAACGGCGGGACGTAGGCGGCATTCACGCCGGCGGGGAGCGCGTAAGGGACGGGCTTTCGGGACGCAATGACGGCGAGGGCGGCGACATACTGGAGCGCGGTGTTGGGGAACGGTCCGTTGTTCCGCGACAGCCGCGGGTTCGTGTTGGTGACAAAGCCGTAGAGCTCCTGACGCAGGATCTCGGCTTTCAGGGACATCCGTTCTATATTTTGGCTTTTTTTTTTCTTGCCGGATTATAGCAGGAAATGTCCGGACTTTTGCTCGTGAACGCCATCGTTCCTCAGATCTCGCTGCCCACCAAGGGCACGTTCAGCAACAACACCATCCCGTTCGTCCTGAATTATTTCCCGACCCAGCTGACCGGGACGGGTCTCGTCTCCAAGACGGCGCTGGATTACTACCCGCCGCAGTCTTTCACCCAGAACACCCCCCGCGTGAGCCTCTTCTCCCAGCTGCGTCAGTTTTCGGCTTTTATCGGCAAGTAAAACTGATCCGGGAAAGATAAAGAATCGTCTCCATCAAAGATGAGTACGACAGACAGTGAGTACGACAGCGGCACGGATGTCGACGAGATCGACGACGACGCGTGGCTCTACGAGCTGTGGACGGAGTGTCCGCACACGTACTGTATCTGGGTGGACGAGGAGATCGACGACACGGATTACCTTTTCAGCCCGCGATGCCGGTGGTTTCCGCACGCCATGTGCCGCGACGAATGGCACCGACACGACGACGCGATCTAAAGACGAGGTTTTTTTTCTGACAAGGAATAAAAGACGCACAATGAGATTCATGTTTTCTCCGTTTTTCTTGCTGTCGTTCGTGGCCAAGAGCCCGGAGCGGATCGTCCTCGGGCCGGATAACTCGTATCTCAAGTCCCTGGACAGGGTGCGTCACGGGAACGGATACCTGGGCTCGCTGGAGAGCCCGCGGGTCAGGTCGCGTGTCCCGGTGCGCGTCAAGGTGCCGCTGGTGGTGCCGTCGGAGAACTCTCACAACCAGACCTTTGCGTCCTGGTTTACGGATCGGCGAAAAGACGAGACCAAGGCTTCGAAAGAGGGTAATTTCCGGATCGAGCCCACAACGCACAACACGACTTTTGACCGCGTCGGCGGCTACCAGGGCGTCAAGGAGGAGCTCCTCCAGATCATGGACATGCTCAAGAACTCGGCGGTCTACGAGGAGTACGGCGTCCGGCTCCCCAAGGGCATCCTCCTGGAGGGCCCGACCGGGAACGGCAAGACGCTGCTGGCCCGGGCTTTTTCGGGCGAGATCGATTTCCCGCTCATCGCCACCTCTGGTGCCGAGTTTAACGAGAAATATGTCGGGGTCGGCGCGTCGAGGGTGCGCGAGCTGTTTGAGTTTGCCGGTGAGAACTGCCCGTGTATCATCTTTATCGACGAGATCGACGCGCTGGCGCGCAAGCGCCAGGCTCGGGACGACGGCTCGGGCGACGAACGCTGCCAGACACTCAACCAGCTCCTGGTGGCGCTGGACGGATTCCAGGCGCACAACGGGATCATTGTGATGGCCGCGACGAACCGGATCGACATCCTGGATCCGGCCGTGATCCGGCCGGGCCGGATGGACAAGATCATCCACGTGCCGAACCCCGACATGGAGACGCGCCGCGAGATTGTCAACATCCATCGGCTCCGAAAGCCGATCAACGCGACGACGGAAGACATTGTGCGGCTGACGAGCGGTATGAACGGGGCGCAGATCGAGAACATGCTGAACGAGGCCACGCTGACCGCGATCCGCGGCAAGAGCCTCCCCGTGGAACTGAAGCGGCTGGAGGAGACGCGGAACGCCATGATCCTCGGGCAGTCCATCGGTCAGAGGAATCTCTCGGACGAGACGCTCCGTCGGATCGCGATCCACGAGACGGGCCACCTGCTGATGGCACTCGAGTCCGCACATTTTGACCGGCCTTCGAAAGTCACCATCGATTCTTCGGTCTTTAGCTCGCTCGGCTACACGGTGTTTGAGCAGTCCGAGGCCGAGAACGGGTTTTTCCTGCGCGAGTACCTCGTGGATCATCTGAAAGTCTTGCTGGGCGGACGCGTTGCCGAGGAGATCATTTACGGTGCCAGCGTGTCCTCCGGGGCTTTTTCGGATCTGGAGACGGCGTTCGGGGTGGCCAAGAAAATGGTCATGGAGTACGGCATGGGCACGCACATCATCTACCCGCACTTCAGCGAGACGTACCGGAAAGAGATCGACCAGCAGATCCACCGCCTGATTGTCTCGGCCTACAAGGAGACCCAGCGGATCATGCTGAACAACAAAGAGCGCCTGCTCGGGCTCGCCACGCTCCTGCTCGACAAGAAGACGCTCTACCCCGCAGATTTTGCTGAAAAATTGAATCCGGTCGTGAGCGGAGCCGAGGAACCGCAAATACTATGATACGATCATGGCTCTCTCTTTTCGGCGCGGCATGGCTGGCCGCCGACGCTCGTGCCCTCGGCCTCGGCGGCGCGAGCGTCGGCGTGGCCTGCCACCCAGCCATGGTCGCGCAGGGCGTGCCGTTCAACGTCTCGGTGTGGTATGTCCTGGATCGTCCCCGGCCCGTCGACGTCCACCTGGATGCCGTCGGAGCCGTCACAAAAGAGTGGTTCGGCGGGACACGGTTCTCGACGAACTGGTCGCGAGCCAACCTCACGCTGACCATGATCCTGGAGCGCGGCGGCGATCCCATCCTCTGGAAGGTGTTTGTGACGCCCTACATGGAACCGTTCCCGAACATGCTCGGCGAGTCCGGTTTCCTGGCCGTGGTGGGCGACCGCGTCGTCGGCGACTGTCCCTACGTGGCACCGAGGGGCACGATCGAGCCCGGTCGCGGCGACTACGTCGTTCTGGAAAACGCGAACGACCCACCGGTGTGGACGACCGGGACGACCCGGCTCGTCCGTGCGTCTTTCGGACTCGTAAACACAACCGGGGCCGAGGTGATTGCGACGCTCGCGCACGCGTTCACCGAGGAGGTCATTACAACCAACAAGACGCGCGTGAGCGGAGCGTCCGGGGAAGCGGCCGTATCGCTCGCGGTGCCGCCTCGGCCGTTTGGACGGGAGGACGACGTGTACCTGGTCGTCCTCCTCGTTGCGCCGGGCGGGGGCTGGCCGGATCGGCTGGCTCAGGACAGGACCTATCGCGTCCGGTTCTGTCCGTGAGACATCCGTGGCTTTTTTTTTTTCATTGAAAAAAAAATAGTCGTCACAAGGATCAAAATGAATATCGTTGATACGACCTCTTACGTCCGGAGCAGGGGCGGGTATTCCACGCTCGCCGAGGTCTCGCGGCTGAATTCCTGTTATACCAATGGCTCGCCGGCACCACCGGCCTGCCCGGATCCGCCGGTCGCACCCGAGCCCGCCGGGATCGGCGCGCTGAACGCGGATCCAAACAACCCGCTGAACTGTCTCCCCGCCGCAACGGGCTGACGGCTCAGGATCGATCCAGCAGCTCTTCGTCGTAGTCCTCGCTTTCCAGGGCATCGGCAAACAGGTTCCGTGCAAGGATCGCGTCAAAATCCCTGCAGCAGAAAAGATCGATAAAACACTCCGCCTCCGCCCAGAACGTGTGGATAGCGCAGTGTGATTCCGCGAGCAGGTAGATCATGGTGGCGCCAGACGGCTGGAACTGGTGGTCGAGCGTGCCCACCACCGTGACGCCAAGCAGGGTCATGATGTCGTCCGAGACCGAGCGGAGCCGCTCGGCGCTCTTGAGCGCTTCCGTGTTGCGGCATCCTCGGAGTCGCAGGATCAGGTGTTTCATCTCTTTGTTTCCTTTTCGGACGAGATGGCTGAAAAACCGTTCATTTTTATGTTTGGTATGTGTAGAAAGATAGATCGATGCCTTGCGGTTGTCAGCGATCCAGGGTGAGGAGCTCTCCGTACCAGAACACCGTCTTCCGGTCGGGCATCGCGTGGGTGAGCGGCGGCCACGCGGCCGAGCTCTACCTCCACCCGCTGTGGGAGCAGCAGAACTACGTCCTGATCCACGATTCCGGCGTGTTCAGCCCGTCGCGCACCTACCCGGCCGTGCGGCGCACTTCCGTGGATGCCGCCCTGGTCCATCAGGACGGCCGGGTGCTGGAGCGGGACAACGCGGCCATGTACTGCCTGGTTCCACATGCCCGGATCGTCCATCCCGACCACGTGCCCGCCGACAAGACGGTCGAGTCCGTGGACGCCGCCTCCTGCGGCGACCTCCTCCCGCACGGGCGCGTCTTTGTCAGCCCGTCGAAGCGGCTCCCCATGAGCCGCGTGAGTTTTTACAAAAACTGATCCAGAGCAATCCTTGGTTCTGTCCTGATCAGACACACAGAGCACTGATTTTTTTTCTATTGTCTAACAGGAAAGATGGTCAAGAACGTACACGGCGGAAACAAGAGCAAGCGCGGCAAGCGATCCGCGTATTCAGCGGATTCGAAGCGTGCGCTCCAGTTCAAGGAAGACATGCAGGAGTACGGCGTCGTCGAGAAGATGCTCGGCGACATGCGGTGCTCCGTCCTGTGCTCGGACTCGACGGTCCGCGTCTGCCACATCCGCGGGAAATTCAAACGCCGGGTTTGGATTAACATGGGCGACACGGTTCTGATCTCGCTCCGGGAGTTCGAGGACGGGAAAGCCGACGTCATCCACAAGTACAACGCGATCGAGGCGGAGCTGCTCAAGGCACACGGCGAGTTCGATCCCGCGAGGCTCGTCCGTTCGGACGGAACCCGTGCCATGGATCTGGATAACCTGCTTGTCGAGGAGCACGAACCGGACTCGACCGAAATCGACCTCTCCATGATCTGAGCGGCTTTTCTTTTGTGCTCACAAAAAAAAGATGCCCGCAATAAAACCGGATGAATCATCTGCGCGGCCTCCAAAATATGGGAAACACCTGTTCTTTCAATGCCGTACTCCAGCTGTTCCTGCGGTGCGACGCCGCCGTCCGGATCATCCGTGAGCGGGCGGATCGGTCCGATCCCTTTTTTCTCTTTCTCGAGGCCTACGAGGACAAGACACGGCCGTGCGACGCGACGGTCATCCTCGCCATGTTCCATGCGAGGGGACTGTTTCTCGAGAGGGCTCAGCACGACGCGCACGAGATTTTCTTGTTCCTCCTTGACGTGTTTTTTGAGAAATACGGATCAATCCGAGACATGTTTCTCGTCCGCACCAAGACGTGCTTCCGTCCCTCCGAAATAAGGCATGAGGAAAACACGATCCTTACACTCCCCTGGTCCAAGTCTTTTGACGAGTCGGTGAGCCTTTTTGAGACGCAGAGTCGTGTGGATGGCTGGTTCGACGGAAAGAAATTGAGCATCGATGTGGAGACGCGCGTCTCTGGCTGGCCGGCATACCTCGTCGTCCACCTCAGCCGGTACGACGCCCGCATGAACAAGATCACGGAGCCCATCGACGTGCCCGTCGCTTTCCGTGACTACGTCTTTGTGGGTGCCATCGTCCATCACGGGACGCTCCAGTACGGCCACTACACGAGCATCATCCGTGGTGAAAACCGGATTTTTGTGTGCGACGACGACAACGTCCGCTGCGCGGAGCACGAGCCGCTGGCCAAGATCGTGGATCAGGCCTACCTGTTGCTGTACAGGAAAAATAATGTTGACCATCTGTAGATTTCTCACCATGGATGCCATCTTTGCGGCGGTGGAAAGTGCTTTTCCTGATCTTTCCGTGATCCTCCATCGGATCTTCCGGGAGGAGCGCTCCGATCTCCTGGTTGTCCTCATGGCTCGTATCATCGGTGTCCTCGAAACCGATCATGCCCTCGGTGCCCACATCGATTACCAGAACGGCTCGGAGCTCCTTCCTGGATTCCTTTCTTACGGTGCCCAGAAAGAGGATATCACTGTGTCTCTGCCCGAGGCCATCGAGCTCTGCAGCTACGAGCTCTGGAAAATCTGGAGGAATAACCTCCTCGACCGCGCCCTCGCCCGTCGCCGCCGCTCTAGGTTTTCCGGAGCTCTCTTTCCTCCAGCTGTTTCTCCAGATGGAGATCCACAAAATCCTTGATGATGGCGACCAGCCTCGGCGGGAAATTCGACATGTCGAATCTCAGGCTGTTCTTGTTCCACTTGCCCTTGTACGGGAGGAGCTCCGTATCCCTTTTGTCCTCCAGGATGGAGTAATACTGGATGATTACGTAGATGAGTGTGAGACCCTCATCGTCCATGCCGGCAATCTTGCCGTGCAGCACGCCGACCTGCTCGGCCGACAGCTCCTGATCCGATTTCACCCGCTGGAGCAGCGTGTGGAAAAGAGGGAAATCGCTAAACATTTTTTTTATCCGGCATGATTCTGAATCCTAAGATCAATTTTGAAAAATAGGCTACGATAAATGTTTTTTGTCATCCCCGTCATGATCATCCTTGTGTGTGCCGTGCTGCTCGCTCTGCGGTGGACCTGGCGTCCCGTCCCGGTCTCGCACACCATTGTGATTGGTGGTTGTGTGAGCCGGTGCGAGCCTTTCCTGGATCGGGTCATGACAAACATCCTCGAGATGACTGCTCATTATACCGATTTCTTTATCGTCCTGGTGGTGGCGCCCGGTGGTGACGACACGCGGGTGCTCGAGCCGTGGCGTGCTCGCGTGGGCGATCGCCTCCTCCTCCTGTTGATGGAGAAAGGAGATCTCCCGGAACCGAAAGGCTTTACGAGGACCAGAAACCTGGCGGCTGCCAGGAACGAGGTTCTGTGCCACATCCGCAGGCTCTACCGCAGGCGGCGCTTCGAGCACTTTGTCATGATGGACATGGACAACGTCTGTGCGGGAAACATCCGCCTGGAGGCTTTTCACTCCGTCATGCGCATGGCCGCGCACTGGGACGCCGTCTCTTTTAATAAGGACGACTACTACGACCTCTGGGCACTGTCTTTTGATCCTTTTTTCCTCAGCCTGTACCATTTCCAGCCGCCCGACAAGACCCGGATCAAGAAAGAGATCACGGCTCGTCTGGCGGGCACGACAACGTGTCTGCTCCCGGTTCTCTCCGCGTTCAACGGGTTTGCCGTCTATCGGGCCTCAATGTTCCTCCGCAGCCGGTACGAATGGGACATCCGTAAGAGCATGCGCTTCCTGAGCCAAGACGATCTCGCCAGGAACTCGCGCGCCAACGGCGGCGCTCCGCTCCGCATGTTTACGCTTCACGACTGTGAGCACCGGTATTTCCATTTCCACGCCCATTTCCGGCTCGGTGCCAGGATCTTTGTCTCGCCCATGATCCTGTTCTAGATCGCGGGGAGGATGTTGACCACCTCCGGATCTTTTTTCAGCACGATATTATCGCTATTGAACGGCGGCTCCCACTGCGTCACGTCGCTCCTGCGGTGTCGGGAAGAGTCTGCCCTTGAATGTTTTGTAGGATTTTTTCTTGGATGTCTTTTTTGATGGAGTGGCTTCGGAGACCGTTGAGACGGGAAGAGAAAACCGTGATAATGGAGAGGAGGTCATTAACGAGCTCTTGTTCTGGGGACGTTTCTGGTTGATGGAGAACCACGATTTTCCCATTGGAGTATTGAGAGAAGAGTCGTTCAAACAGGTCAAAACCGAATCGACACAATCGATCTTTGTGGGTAACCACAATTTCTCCGAGATGACCCTTGATTGCGGAGTCCACATCGATCAGTCCGAGCGCTCGCGGACTTTGAAAATGAGCGTGGTGTCTTTAGGACTGTGTCCATCGGTCTACACCCAGAAATAGTCTGTACTTTTCGTAGTACACTTCTCCGTCGTAACGGCAAACAGGTTTTTGAGCAATTCTTTCCGGGACATGGTCTGTTGCTCCTGACGGGCGACTCGGAGGCTGGCCGCCTCCGAGACATGGTATTTTCCAAGCGGCTATCCTTTCCGGGATGATCGTTTCTGTTCGTAGCGCATCTGTTCCAGCCATCGAGCCCGTCTCTGGGGTGCCGCATGTTGTATATCCAGCATGTGTTTTTGGCACCACTCTCTGAACCTATTTCTCTCTTGGCGTCGAGGGATGCTCGGTGCGGTGTAGCTCATGAGCTGCCCGAATAAATCTGGGGTCATGGTTCCGATATCGCGAGCAACAGTATGTTCCTGTTTTTGTTGCCCTTGTTGGAGTTGCTCGCTCTGCCGTATCAACATCCGGAACCGCTGTTGCGCCTGCCGGATCTCTCGGATCCGAGCATTGGCATCGGCGGGCGTCCCAAAATACTCTCCGGGCAGGGGGATGTACAAATACTCTCCGGGCAGGGGGATGTACCCGTGCTCGAGGAAAATGCGCTGGATGTTGTTTTTCCCTATGGCTTTCCGGAATGCCGTATGTCCGTCTTGGTCTCGGAGGTACGGGTCGGCTCCGCTTTCGAGCAGCAAGCGGATGCTCTCCTCCGGGTCGGGCGATGTCGTCGCCTCGTGGAGCGGCGTCCGGCCGGTATCGTCCTGAGCGTCCGGATCTGCTCCACGCTCCAGCAGCAGGCGGATGTTATCCGGCTTGCTGTGGATCACCGCCTCGTGGAGCGGCGTTCGGCCGGTATCGCTTCGAGCGTCCGGATTGGCTCCACGCTCCAGCAGCAGGCGGATATTATCCCGATTATTGTGTATCGCCGCCTCGTGGAGCGGCGTTCGGTCGGTATTGCTCTGAGCGTTCGGATCGGCTCCCCGATCGAGCAGCTCCCGCAGGATGTCCGTATTTTGTTGAGTAACCGCATAATGGAGCGGCCTATGATTGCGTACATCTCCAGCCTCGATGTTGGCGCCGCGTCCGAGGAGGAGGCGGATGGTCTCCACGCCGCCGCCATACCCTCCGATGCTGATGTGGAGCGGAGTTGTCTCCTGAGACTCCAGAAAATGATGGTTGACGTCCGCTTCGTACTCTAACGAGAGCAGGATCATGTCGTTGCTCCAGCTGTACGCCGCCAAGCGGAGCGTGTCGTTCGCAAGATGGGGATTCCTCCTGAGGATGATACGAGCCGGTTCCACCGAATTCAATAGCGCCGCGAGCTGGAGCGGCGTCCTCTGGTAGTCATCTCGGAGATACAGATCGGCGCCGGCGTCCAAGAGGAGACGAACGGCTTCGCTCGAACGAAGGACTGCTCTATGCAGCGGCGTCTGGTTTCCTGATAACCGCTCGTTGGGATCACGACCATTCTCCAAGAGCCGGCGGACGGCTTGGCTGTCTTGCCAGTCGATTGTCGTCCACGTCTGTCGTTGTCGTTTTTTCTGTTGCTGCATTTTATCTCTTGGACTAAAAAAAAACGCAGAATCATATCGGATTTCTGAACTGAAAAACGAGACGATTGGTGAGTTTCGTTTTGTATCTCGAGATACAAAATCAGAGCACCTGATGGTTTCGATCCATCGACCGGAACTCCAGAGCCAATGCGGATGCCCCGCTCCGCATGTTTACGTTTCACGACTGTGAGCACCGCTATTTTCATTTCTATGCCCATTTCCGCCTCGGAGCCAGGATCTTCATCTCTCCTACGATCCTTTTCTAGATCGCGGGCAGGATCTTGACCACTTCCGGATCTTTTTTCAGCACGATGTTGTCGCTATTGAACGGCGGCTCCCACTGCGTCACATCGACGGTCGTCAGCAAGACCTTGCGGCAGCAGAAGCGCGAGAGCCCGTGCTTCTCGAAAAAAGCGGCCGGCTCAAGACCGGCTTTCTTGTGTTCATCCCAGGCCGTGGCGTAGCGGCCAATGACCTTGCCGCAGGTGAAGCACCGGATCGGGAGCAGCATCTTTTTGTTGGACGGATGGAGATCTCGGTGCGGTGTCAGTTTTTATCGCCTCCTTCTATACGTTCGTATCTCTCCCGCCGGAAACTGTGACGTCTGCATGATCCGTGTCCGGCACATCGGACATTGGCGACCCCTCGAGGTTCGCAAGAACGTTGTGTGACAGCCCATATGGAATCGATGGTTGCAGGCCAGCGTCATGACTTCCCGCTGTCCTCCCTGACCGACCGTCAGCTCCTGGAGACAGATCGGACAGTCGTTGCCGGTGGTGAATACCTCCGGGATCAGCGTGGACAGATCCAGAAACCTGTTTCCATCATATACCACCCCGGCATTCTTGATGATGTAGAGCTTATGGTCATTATTCTCCGTAATGACAAACGCACCCGGAATGGTGGAACTCAGGCGCAGGATCTTTCCACCGACCTGGCGGCTCTTCTGTTCTCCGGCATGGCGTGTCAGCAGGTTTGGGTAGAACGAATCGTAGTGTTTCCAGAACAAGAGCAAGACTTTCATCCGCTCACGGACGGTATTGGGATCGGCATCCTTGTAGACCCAGTGGTACAGGAAAGAAACGAGCTCCTCCGGGAGACGGTGTCGTCTCGATTGGATCGTGTCTTGCGCGTCGGCAAACGATCTCATCTGCGTCAGCGCCGTCCTGAATTGCTGCGGGATCGTCTCCTGGCCGACGACGGGCATCTCGTTGAACGGTCGCCTGTACCTGAAGACCCGTTGGCCTGTCGGGAGGCGTTGAAAAAAGTTTTTGGCCTGCTGAGTCATTTTCCTTTTCAAGATAAAAAAAAAATTACCCACCACCATCCGGCAGGATGACGTACTGATCCATCCCGCTGTCGCGACCCGTATACACCGGAGAAGAATCGTAACCGTGATGATGGACGAGGTGCTCTGCCACGATCGTGGTGTGGTTTTCGCCGACATAGGCCACGTCTACCGAACCCGGTGCTCCACGCGTTACGAGGTGGATGAGGTAGGCCTCCATCACCCGATTATAGTAACTCTCCATTCTCGATAAGAGATCGTCTGTGGCTCTCAGCACGCCGGATAGGCGATCCTGTTCCACACGATCCGGTGCGTGGTCGGGGAAGGCAACGACGATCCCGCAGAAGCGGCACACCAGCCGCTGCTGTTCCCTGGCCACCGGTGTAACCAGCCAGGCCTCGAGTTCTCGGCGGTACGGCTCGAGGAATGCCCTGTCGTGCGGGAGGATCGGCTCTGTGCTGGCGACCGACCCGATCGAGCGGCAGAGGTCTCGGAGGATCGGGAAGACGTCCTTGTCGGTCACGAACTGCCTCAGCGCATAGCCCAACATGGAGTAAGGAACGGATTCACGGATCGCGTTAAGGTTGATCCGTTGTGGGAAAGCAACGGACAGGCGCGAGATCCAGCGCAGATCCCGAGGATCGATACCGGTCGACACGCCCTCCACGAGGAGACGGAAGCGTCCGAGCGCCCGACAAAAATCAATGACGGAAAAGCCGTCCCGCGTCTGCGCGGTTAGCCGCTGCGCGTGATTGTCACCAAACAGGTAGAGGACGGCAGATCCTCTCCTGAGGACGGTCAGGCTGCGCGGTCCGTAGATCTTCATTTTCTCGAAAGTGATATTTTTTACAAAACCTTGGATGCCAGGATCTCCACCGCCCGATCCATCTGTTTCTGGATCTCAAGCGTCCAGACCCGTCGGCGTACGGTTCCGATGAGGCGATCGGCATCCGTCTTTTCCAAAGACACCAGGCCGTCCAGGATGGCCAGAAAGATCCGTGCGTGCTCGACCGAGCCGATGTTGGGTATGAGCTCGGTAAGCACCGGGACGGCGGTGCCGTTGCGCAGCGTCTGCGCGACAAAGACCTTGTTGTGGTAGCAGAGGTCGTCGTGCGTCTTGGCGGAAAACAGCCGTCGGACGTTCTCGTACCGGAAGCCGGGCCGCCAGCCGGCGTCGCCGCACTCCCACCATGTCTCGGCATAGAAAGGAAACGGCTCGCCGGATTCTTTTTCGGATGCCGCGTAGTATCTGGCATCCGCGACACTGCTCAGGAGCCGGTCGATCTCGCGTTCAACCACCCTGCTCATGGGCTCGTCTCTCCTGCACACCACACGCAGAAAATTCAGGATCTCGGCAAAACAGGCGAGACGAGGCGTCAGCCGGTCTACGTCGTTACGGAAACGGGTATCAGTCATGGATAACGGCTGCGTGGTGACACACCTCAAGAGATCATTTTTATGGACAGCTGCGGCCGATGGCTCGGACAGATCACAAAAAACAAATGATCTGTGTATTTTTTCATCTTTTTTTCCCCTAAAAAAAAAGATAATGAGCAGGATCTGAGAGCGCTGGCACCGCGCGTCTCCAAACAGGATTTTCTGCGTGCAGCCAGGGCGCTCCAAGAAAGAAAATACAGCAGTCACAAAGCCGTCTTCCAGAAGATCCTCAACCAGCAAACCAAGACACAGGAGCAGGTCTACGGATTTTTCGTCGATTTTCCTCAGGAGCAACAACATGTGGTTCAGAGACGTTTTGTAGCCCGGCGGAGCCTCGTCCATATGCCAGAAGACGATCCGTCCCTCAAGATCCTACAGCGCCAAGATCTCGTCACACGGCTGACCGAAAGACTTCAGGATCTGCGATTGTCACGAGGATCGGATCAGCTCGATCCATCGACCTGAAACGAATCATGGTTACCAATCATCGCCACGTTGGCTGTCGCGTTTCCGATCATGCTCCTGAATCTTTTGTTTCAGGTTCGCCAAAATTTTGAATTTCTGTTCTCCTCCCGCGTTCTTGTCCGGATGATATTTAAGAGCCAGTTTTTTATAATTTTTCAGCAGCTGGGCTTTGGTGATGACGGGATTGTCGAGACCCAGTTCTCTCGCGAGCGCTTGTTGATCCGGCTTAACCCATGACGGTAACCCTTGGGTCTTTTGTTGTCTCTTTTGCTGTCCTTGGGTCTTTTGTGGTCTCTTTTGCTGTCTCTTTTGGTGTCCGAGGCCGTAGCCGGTGGCGTACATGAGCAGGGGCGCAAACATGATGAAATTATAGTACAGCGAAACGAATGATGGTTGTTCGCGTCTCTGAGGAGAACAAAAGAAATCAATAATCTGCTTGACGCCGTCGAGATCGATGAATATTTTTTCGAGGATGTCTGTCTTTTTTGTCGAAAACGAGTAGTAACGAGCATCGGGCTGCTCTCTCGGGATCTGAGCAAGATGGATACGCTCCGGGATGAGGTCGTGCCGTGATCCGTCCATAACGATCTCGATCGGATTCAGGAGCAACCACCACGAATCGGGAGATGCGGATGAGCGTTGCTCGAGTCGCACGCGGATAAGGAAACTCTTTTTTTTTCCCATGATCCTCCGCATCCGCAGAGGTCGTTTGGACATTCTCGGACATCCGCCTCCTCGGATGCGGATTTTCCCATGATCCTCGGCATCTGCAGACGTCCCTCCGCATCCGCAGACCTCGTTGGACATCCACAGACATCGAGGATGCGGATGGGATGTTATTTTCTTTTTCTTCGTATCTATCTTCCGCCATTTTCAAAGTATCTCTGATGTAGCCGGGGTTTTCAAGACGTTTACCGTATCGTTCAGCACATTTTTCTTTGTAGTGCTGAGCGAATCGTAACATCTTTCCGGTTCGTTCGAACCATTTTTTTAACCATTGAAAATCATGATCCTGATTCCAGTGAGTGATTTTTTTAAAAAATCTGGGTGGATCTCTTTTTTACGTCTCGTACAAGATCCTTAATTGCTGCGGTACGTGTTTGAAGAGCGGACAACCGATCTCGTTCTCCGAGACCGGAAAAAGCGATGGCATGAGATCCGGCAATTGGATGCCGAGGATGTTTTATTTTTCTTTCCCCGTCATGATCCAGAAAAAATTGGACAAAGAGCTACAAAGGCTTCTGGAGCATTTTTTGATTCTAATTTCTAAAATCGCATTCTTTTTTGTATCTCGAGATACAAAACTTTGATGAGCACCGGATGGTTTCGATCCATCGACCTCAGGGTTGGGATGCGCCACGGTGCTATATCTCTTTATCTATTGTCTTTACATTTTTTTTTTCAGACAAAAATATCGCGTCCACGTCATGTCTGTATTGTATCCGGATCGTTATACGCCTCAATCTCTTTCTCCTCCACGGGCTCGTAAGGGATCTTGCAGTATTTGAGCAGTGTGTCCACCGAGGTCGTCAGCTCCAGGAGCGACAGACCACCTAGGAATTCGTGGTTATTCTCAACCCGAAAATCCCGGAATCTCGAGAGCATACATTTCTCGATGAGAGCGGCGTCCGGGCTGAAGACCATGTACATGACTTTCATGCTGGGGATCGAGGTGCGGTACGCGCGGAATCGCTCGTTGATGTCCACGCCGTCAAAGCCTATCTTGAACGCATCGTCGCTCGCGCGGATGATGTAGAAGCCGGATCCTTTCTGGAACTTGTGATACTCGCGCCTCTGGACGAGGCGCTTGTGATTGGTCTCGATGCGCTTCCGGTGCTCCTGCTCGCGCTGGAGCTCCACCTGGAGACGGATGAGCTCCTCGTTGGACTTGGGATCGAAAGAGGCATGCCCAGTGGTCAGGATCTCGCGCACCCATCGGGAAACACGGATCCCAAAAAGGTGAGAAATCCATTGCGCCAGGTTAACTGCAAGATCCGGATGTATCCAAGAACCTTGTGGTCGATTATTCCCACCTCTGTTAGTATCGATTAATTGAGATGTGGGGATTCCCATATGCTCAGATAATGCCTCACAATAACTTTTCGTGTTTTCCAATCGATTCCAATCCGCAAATAATTTACCACCTGCCTTGCACAGCTGCGTGGCGTTGATATAGCCGTCCGACGCTCGTGCCTGGATCCGGAACTCGTCGATGACGAGGTCATCGAACGGTTGTCGCTGCCGCAGAACCTCTTCCGCTTTCGCTTTTTCCCGCTCCGTCTCTCGTTTCGTCAGAAAACCATTGAAGAGCCCGAACAGGTCTTTCTTTTTCATGGTCTGTTCAAATTTCAGCTCGGCTTTCCGAGCCAACAGTGTGAGCTCCTCTTTGGTGTACAGATCCACGTCTTGATCCGGATCCAGTGGTCGGAGCGTGTCAAACACCGTATCCAGGGTGTCTAGAAAACTCTGTCGGCGCTCGCAGAGACGGTTGACCGGTGGCTTCTGCTGGCAACCCCCACACGTCGTGTGCGGGGGGACAACCGTCGCGCCGCATCCCCGGCATCGCGACGGATCCATCAGCGAGCGAAAGTGCTGGACGAGATTATTGACCATCGTCGTCTTGCGGTCGGTCGCTTTCCGACCGATCTGGTAATGAGCAATGATGAGGATGAGACAGTCCTTGGGCACGCCGAGCAGGAGGTTCTCGAGCAGCGGCGGGTTGGTCTTGAGCTCCTCGACATCGTGGAGATAGCCCTCCAGCTGTTTCTTGGATCGTGCCACGCTCTGAAGGCTCCTGCAGCTCTTGCACGTGTGGCGATTGAATTCAAATGCCGTGCCCACTTTGTGCTGGTTGCACGTGTCGCATTTGCGTCGCATCTCCAGACGATTCTCCTCCGGGACCACGATCATCGGGTTCTCGCGGACGGCATCCTCAGTCGTCTGGTTCTGCCGGACCATCCGCTCGGCCATCGCGACCATGGATCGGCACTGGTTACAGATCGTGTGGATACCGCTGAAACGATTCCCGGGCAGGTAGTCGTGGCAGAATCCGTTGCAGAAGCGGTTATTCTCCGGAGCATTACGGTTTTTCTCCATGAGCGCTGAACGATCCAGGGCGGTGCGGACGAAGCGGCGATAAGACATTTTATGAGTGTCTCCGTGTTTTTAAACCGTTTCTCCTCGATGCGGACGACACCATCGCGAAACTCCGCATCGAGAAAAACCGGTCTAAAGAGAAAACAAGCGAGTGAAAACGATGGATCTGCACATCCGCGAGCTGGATCTGGATCTCATCCAGCCCAACCACAAGACGTACCAGCGCCCGGAGCAGGGCGGGGCCAAGATCGTGGTGATCGGCAAGCCGGGCACCGGCAAGACGACGCTCATCACCTCGCTCCTCTACGAGAAGCGCGGCATCTTTCCCGTGACCATGATCATGTCCGGGACCGAAGACTCCAATGGCCACTACAAAAAAATAGTGCCGTCCGTTTTTGTGTATAACAAATTGGAAGAAAAAAAGATCGAGGATTTTGTTGTCCGCCAGAAGATTGCCAAAAAACACCTAGAGAACCCTTGGGCGATACTGCTCTTGGACGACTGCACCGACGATCCGAAGCTCTTTAACAAGCCGCTTTTCCAAGGATTATATAAAAATGGACGGCATTGGAAGGTTTTTTTCATCCTCTCTCTCCAGTATTGTATGGATATTAAGCCAGTCATCCGGACAAACGTGGACGGCGTCTTTATCCTGAGGGAGACGAACCTGCGGAACCGCAAGTCGCTGTGGGAGAACTACGCGGGCGTGATCCCGGATTTCAGCATGTTCTGCAGCATCATGGACCAGCTGACGAGCGAATACACCGCCCTGTACATCCACAACGCGACGACGAGCAACCGGCTGGAGGACTGCCTGTTCTGGTACAAGGCCAAGCCGGTGCCACCGGACTTCCGCCTCGGCTGCAAGGACACCTGGAAGTTCCACAAGGCGCGCTTCGATCCCTCGTACACCGATCCCTTTGTCTAGCCCTCGTTGTACTGGCGGATCTCCTCGGCGGGAACGGGCTGGGAAGGCAGCCGAAAGAAATTCACGAGCGTGTCGACGGTGCCCGTAAGCTCCAAGAGAGAGATCTCTTTCAAGAACTCGTGGTTGGTCTCCACGCGGAACTCCGCGTACCGGGCGAGCATGTTCTCCTCGATCAGCTGCGCCCTGGGAGAATAGATCATGTAGAGCACTTTCATCTCGGGGATCGAGGTGCGGTACGTCCTGAACCGCTCGTTGATGTCCACGCCGTCGAAGCCGATTTTCAGCGCGTCATCACTCGCGCGGATGATGTAGAAGCACGGACCTTTCTGGAACTTGTGGTACTCGCGCTTCTGGAGCAGGTGCTTGTGGTTGGTCTCGATGCGCTTCCGCTGCTCCTGCTCGCGCTGGAGTTCTATCTGGAGGAGGATGAGCTCCTCGTTGGACTTGGGATCGAGAGAGGTGTGTCCGGTGGTGAGGATCTCGCGCACCCACCGGGAGACACGGATCCCGAAAGCCGGAGAGATCCATTGAGCGAGCTGGACGGCAAGATCGGGGTGGATCCACGAGCCTTGTAATTGACTATTTCCACCTTTCGTGGATTCTATGATTTTCGTTGCGGAGATCCCCGCATCCGAACTTAATGCTTCGCATAGAGCTTTTGTATTTTCCAATCTGTACCAGTCGTTGAATCGTTTGCCACCGACCTGACACAGCTGCGTGGCATTGATGTAGCCGTCCGAGGCGCGTGCCTGGATCCGGAACTGCTCCACAACCAGTTCTGGAAATTGTGGGGTTTCGTTACGCTTCCGTTCCAGCTCGTCCTCGGCCGCTTTTCGTTCTCGTTCCTGATCTCTCCTCTGCAGAAAAGCGTTAAAGAGGTCAAAAAGATCGTTCTTGTGGATGGTCTGTCGGAAATCTATTTCTGCCCGGCGAGACAGCAGGCACAGCTGGTCTTTCGTGTACAGATCCCGATCCCGTTCCGGATCGAGTCGTCTCAGGTTCTCAAAAGTCGTCTCCAGATTATCGATAAAATCCTGTCGGCGCTCGTAGGCTTTCTCTTGCCCACCTTCCTGGCATTTTCCACAAACCCGGGCGGGTGCGACGACGGTACACCCGCACTGTGGACACCTGCCAGGATCGAGCAACGCCCGGAAATGCTGGACAATGTTGAAGACCATGGTCGATTTGGGATCTGTGGCTTTGCGTCCGATCTGGTAGTGCGAGATGATGATGATCAGGCAGTCTTTCGGGATGTGCTGGCAGAAATTCTCGAGCATAGGGATGTTGCTTTTCAGCTCCTCAATGTCCCGGAGGTAGCCCTCGATCTTTTTCTTGTTGTGCTCCGATGCCCTGAGGTGCCGGCAGCTCTTGCACACGCGCCTACCGAACTCGAAAAGATGGAACGATTTCTCCTGTTTACACGTTTCGCACACTCGTGTCGTGCCCACGTCTTTGTCTTCACCGTACACAATAGACGGATTTTCTATGAATTGCTCCGCCGTCAGCTGATTCTGCCGGATCTTCCGATCCGCCATCCCAGTCAGGTTCCGGCACTGATTACAGATCGTGTGTACCGACGAGAAACGATCGATGGGTAGATAGTCAGCGCAGATCGCGTTGCAGTAGCGCATGCCGTCGGGGGCATTCCTGTTTTTCTCGGCGAGCGCCCGGCGATCGAGCGCGTTCGGCGCATAAGGTCGGTACGCCATGATTGTTTTTCATAGAGATTCATAATTCTTTAGACCGTTTTAGTCGGAATCGTTGTACCGGCGGATCTCCTCCTCGGGAACCACCTCGTGCGGGATACGGCAGTACCGGAGCAGCGTCTCTACGGATGTCGTCAGCTCTAGAACCGATACCTCACTGATAAACTCGTGGTTGTTCTCGACCCGTGAATCATGGAATCTGGATAGCATGCTCTCTTCGATCCATTCGCTCTTTGGACTAAAAACCATGTACATGACCGTCATGTTGGGGATCGAGGTGCGGTACGTCCTGAACCGTTCATTGATGTCCACGCCGTCGAAGCCGATCTTGAACGCGTCGTTGCTCGCGCGGATGATGTAGAAACACGGTTCTTTCTGGAACTTGTGGTCGTCGACAATCAGTTCCGGGAACGACTGTTGGATCTCTATCCCTTTTTCCAAGAGTTCTTTCTCCGCTCTCTCTTTCTCGCGCCGTTCCCGGCGCTCGACAAGAAAAGCATTGAGGAGGGCAAAAAGGTCGTGTTTCCGCAGGATCTGTTCGAATTTCAGCCCGGCTTTCCGGGCGAGCATGGTGAGCTGATCCTTGTTGAACCGATCCATGTCTTTCTCCGGATCCATGGGCTCGAGCGTCTCGAACGTGGTGTCCAGAGAATCGATGAATTCCTGGCGCTTCTCGTTCTTCCGCATCGGCGGAGCCACCGCCGCGGCATTGTTGGCACCGCAGCGACCGCACCTGGATGGATCGCCGAGCCGTCGGAAATGCTGGAGGATGTTGAGCACGATGGTTGACTTGTTATCTGTGGCCTTGCGACCGACCTGGTAGTGGGTGTTGATCAGGATCAGAGCGTCCTTGGCAATACCGTTGAGGAAAGCTTCGAGGCGTCCCTGGTCGTCCTTGAGCTTCTCGATGTCGTGGATGTAGCCCTGGATCTTGTCCTTGGTCTTGGCCGTGGCCTTCAGGTAGCGGCAGCTCTTGCACACGCACCGGTTGTGCTCAAAATCCGTCAGCACCTTGGTCTGCAAGCACGTATCGCACCGCTTGTGCGTCTGCAAGCCGTCCGTGTCCTGGTAGATGATCAGCGGGTTGCTCCGGACGGTCTCCAACGTGGCAAGGTTTTTCTCGACCATCCGCTCGGCCATGTGGATCCTGTTCCGGCAGTCGTTGCAGATGACGTGGACACCCGAGAAACGGTGCGTCGGCAAATAATCGAAGCAGAAGCCGTTGCAGAACTTGGTGCCCTCCGGCGCGTTGCGATTCTTCTCGGCCAGCGCCCGACGATCCAGGGAGCGCTCCAGGAATTGGCGGTAAGACATTTTTTTTTCAAGATCTCATCTCTTTAGACCCTTTTCCGGCGAGAAAGGACGGCACGTCTTTCAAATGAGCGAGCAACGGTCTGTCTACCATCTTTGTCACGATCTAAATTATATTGAGGATAACGTACAAGGATCTGCTACGAAACGTTTCGCAGCAGATTACGAGCCTAAAGACAAATGCCCGATCAGAGAAAAGTCATGAATTTTACGGATGACCTCCTGTTCAACGAAATCCTCCCGTGCCTGGATCGCACGGGGATCGCATGCCTCATGGTCGTGAATAAAGAGATGATCGGGCGCGTGTACGACCCGCTCCACCGTGCCGCGTGGCTCCGGCTCCTGGATCACAAACACCGTGTTCCACCCATCCTTGAGAAACACCCCGGGCTGTGCCTCCTCCGCCTGGCCGTGCCAAAAACATGCCTCTTGTGTACGAGGCGCACCACGCGCAGGCACGTCTTTTTCGATCTGCCGGTATGCCTGGACTGCGAACGGAACGATCCCGGATGGTGCTGCGTTTCCAGAGCCGCCGCGGTGCGGGATTGGAAGGTGTCCCGACGACGCCTGGAAAGTCTCGAGTACCGTGAAGCCAGGAATCCGGTGTTTCCCAGCCGTGCCCCGATGCGCCTTTACCTGCTCTCGGAGATCCAAAAAACACTGTAGACGATAATGATTTTTTTAGATACCAAAGACAGCGTACCCGAGCCTGGTTAAAGGGGGCAGGCTTAAGATCTGCTGCGATACGCTTCGCGGGTTCGAATCCCGCCGCTGTCAAGCACTCATTTCTGAGCCGCTTTACCGTCTTTCTGAACCAGCTGGTACTGGATGGACGGCTTGTGGAGGCAGTGCGACGTCCGACGGGTCAGGAAATCCTCGATGGGCTCGTCTTTGGTACCGAGCTCGTGGATGTGGGTATCCTTGCAGTTCGGGCACATGATCCTCCCCGTCCGCTTCCCAGAGTCGTATGTATCCACACGGTAGACCTCGACGGCGATCCGGTTATTGGACATTTTCTTTCTCTTTTTTTTTCTCTCTAAATCGGTTGCCGATCGGTGGAATGACCGTGTTCCCGAAAACAGGATCTGCTTTTTGAGTGGTTTGCGGTGGCGATCAAAACGCCCCGGCTTGGCTCGCCGCAAGCACAGAGCAGAAAGCGTTTACGTCATCAACACGAGCGCAAGCGGTCTGCGTTCGCGTCACACGCTTTTCTCCATTTTTTTTGGTGGTGTCTAAAACAACCATGCGATCGTCATAGTCGAGATCTTTCCGGTAATTATGACGCATTGCTCTGTATTTACAGAGCCGCGGCTGTTGCGCGATCCAGACGTCTATTTTATGACTCGCACCGCAGGTGACGTGGCCGCACCACCTCTCCTTTTTATCCATCCCGAGGATGTAGACCGCGCACTCCTGGTCGTACCAGTGGTCTCGGTAATACCCGATGACGCAATCCTCGAACCTGCTATCTTGTCCGAATTGTTCCGGAAAGGCCACCGCCCTCGAAAAATTCATCCGTGAACCGCACAGGACTCCGATCAACTCGAATGGTCAATACGGATTCACCTACGCCACGGTGGAGGCCGCCAAAAAGGATTGGGAAAATCACGACCGCGTCGAATCGGCTCGGGACGAACGAGGTGATGTACCGCAGGATATCTTGAGGCACGCGTCTGACGTCATCTCGCAGCATCTGTTCCAGAAAAAAAATCCCGGTCAGATTTTCGTTCTCATAGTTCTATTGTGGAATGGTAAAGACGTCCAGATGATAAATTTTTGTCACCCGTTCGACGGCTGATCCGGATCACATTTCCATCCACTGCTGGAGGGTAATGATCGGTCGCACGGCCTGCTGCTGCTGCTTTGACTGCCTGGGATTTTTCTGTTGCTGCGGGAGAAGATCTTTTAGGGAAACGGCCACGATAGTTTTTTGTTGCCGAGTCTGCTGGACAAGGTCGTACCCGAGCCGGAGTGTGGGCATTGTTTCTGCAAAGACTGCGTCTGCGTCCGTTCGAGGAGGAGCGGCATGGTGTACAAGACGGTAGATGCCTCGTTCGAGTGCGGCTGGTGCCACGGTGGTGAGACGCTCCGGCAGTGCCACGAGCACCTCCTCGCAAGCGCGGAGTTTTTGGGCAATCTAAAAAAAAAATTGTCCCATTATAAAAAGCCCACTTACCATGGGGATCCGAAATCTTCATCATTTCCTGCGCAAGACCTGTCCACAGATCTACAAGAAAGTCCCGATCTCGAAATACGCCTTTAAAAAGATTGCGATCGACACGTCCATCTTTATGTGCAAGTTCAAGAACGCGAGCGGCCTGGCTTTCATGGACAGCTTCCTCCACCTGATCAGCGTGCTGCGGTACAACGAGGTTCATTTCGTCTTTGTGTACGACTCCAAGGCGCCGCCAGAAAAAGACCGCGAGCGGCAGCTGCGCGTCCAGGCGAGAGAGAAAAACAAGATCCGTATCGAGCGGCTGGACGCGCTGTGGAGCGCGTACCGGGAGGATAAGGAGGTCGTGGACGACGGCACGCTCGGCGGTGCGGACGCGATCCTCGCCGGCTTTATCCGGCGCATCATGGAGAACGAGGACAGCCGGAGCCTGCCTCCTCAAAAGATCGATGCCGAGCTGCTCAGGATGAAAAACTCGCTGCTCTCGATCCGTTCGGAGGATTTTGCGCTAACCAAGGAATTTTTCCGGGCGTGCCGCATCCCGTGTATCGACGCGGAGGGCGAGGCGGAGGCGACGTGCTCGGAGCTCGTGCGGAGGGGGCTCGCGGCGGCCGTGCTGACGGAGGACACGGACGTGCTGGCGTACGGTGCCAACGTCATGCTCCACCGGATGGACACCGCCGAGTCCACGGTCATGGAGATCGATTACGAGGAAATGCTGACCAGCCTGGGGATGACGGCGGACCAGTTCCTGGATTTCTGCATCATGTGCGGGACGGACTACAACGGCAACCTCCCCAAGATCGGACCCGAGAAGGCTTTCCGTCTCTTGAAAGCGCACAAGAGCATCGAGGGCATCTCGGAGATCATGGACACGAGCGCGCTGAACCACCGTGTGGTCCGCTCGCTGTTCCGCCATCCCATCCGCCTCTCCGTAGATTCGGTGCCGTATTGCGGCTTCCCCGACCTCGTGGCGCTCAAGCGGCTGTGCTTTGTCCACAACTGCCGCTTCGATCTCGACCGGATGTACGAGTGCTTCCACCACAGCGTCTTTCACTGCTTCGAGTTCCCGCTGGCGTCCTCCCCGCCGCTGCCCATGTACTCCACCAACAAGAAACACCGGCCGATCCAGGAGAGCGCGATGCCCCGCCTGCTGACGTTTGCTCGGACGGCTTAAAAAAAATTCCAGACGAAAAAAGAAAGGATGGATTTCTTGTCTTTCCTCGAGATCTTTCATGAGATATGGTCGAAACGCGTAACGCCCAAGAGCCTGGACAGGGCCCGGGATTGTTTCCACGAGATCTTTCCGCGCTTCTACCGGTTTCCGCATGGCCTCGAGATCGGGAACGAGTACTTTCTCGATTTCGAGACGCCGACAACGGACAACGGGCCGGTGATCCTGGTGGTCGAGCACTCCCGCGTCTATGCTTTCCAGCCGTCCGAGGTGTGGAACATCTTCCACAGCGACCTCACACGGTCTTCCGCAGAGACCGAGAGCACCACCGGGATCGTGACGATCGTCCGCGGCTTCCGCCTGCCCCGGAATCCGTACTCGAACCGGGTCTTTGACCGGGGGCAGATCCGTTGCATCCTCTCGCAGCTCGCGCTGCTCGGCGCCATCCCGGAAAAGCCCATGCCGGAGGTCTGGATCTTTTTTCGGTCGTTCGGCGACATCCTGGAGCGCATCAGCGGCCTGGACGCGTACAAGATCACGGAAGCCCTGTACAACATCCTTGTCGGCGAGGGCATGCGCTTCCAGGAGCGCTCCGCCGGGATGGAGAACCTGTCCCAATGGAGACCCGGCAAGGAAACCCGTGCCGCATCGTCTTTTTCTGTGCTCCTAGGCCATGGCGCAGCGCTGAAAGACGGTGGCCGCTAGCGGATCAACCAGCGAGAAAAAGGGATTCGGCGCGAGATCCATGAAAACATCCGGGTAATGGAAAAAAAGCCGTCTCAGCCGCTCCTCCGGGACGTGCTCCACGAGACAGGGATCGTGGAGGATGACGGACAGGAGCAGCGTTTTCGGACAGCGCCTCAGGAGACAGACGTTCCGGGCGACGGCGACGGCATCGACCCGCAGGAGGGCGGCGAGGAGGCCGACGGGACAGTCGTCGCGGGCGAGGAGCGGAACCAGGTGGCGGGCGCTGACCCCGTTGCGGAGCAGCCGAGCGAGGAAAGCACAGACGTTCTCTGAAACGGTCCGGGTGGAGAAGAAGCGCCGCGTGTCCGTAATCAGGGCATAGTTCTCGGGCTCGCTGAAACGGAAAAGGCGCTGGAAATCGTCCGGCAGGAACACCTCGGGGTTGTGGAACGGGCTGAGCATGCCGACGTTCACCATCTGCTGGAACGACGGCGTCGGCTCCCGCAGATCCATCCGGAAAAAATACATGGGCTGTCGGCGCAGGACGACGAGACGGATATTCAGCAGGTCTTTCTCGTGGACGTGGTGGTAGAGATAGCTCGGCATCCCGTGGCGGTATCGCCTGGGGAGGGGTCGGAGGTGGAGACGGAGTGTGGGACGGAACGTCGTGTAGCGGTACTCTTTCTTGTAACCTTTCCAGCGTCTGGAATGGACGTGGACGGGGTACGGCCGCAGCGGCTGCTTGGGGTGATCAATGTACTCTCCGCACACGGCACAGTAGCGCCTCGCCATGTGCAAACGGAGTCTTTCCACGCAGAGAGAACCCAGAGCGGGCAGCCCGGGCCGGAAAGCCAGGATCATTTTCTGGAGATCCCAGGGCAGGCGATCCAGGCGTTCCATATCCTCGTTTTTCTCGGGCCGTTGCTCCGCACCGAGCGCATCATTTTTCATTCGTTGACGGTCTTGATCTGGATGCCGACTTTTTTCTCGGGCCTGGCAAGGGCGTCCAGAGTGTCCCGGTAGAGCGGGCTGGAGGGATCGATCTGATGGCGCTGGAGCATGGTCTTCATAGTCTCGGCCTGGTTCTTTTTGCTGCGCGCGGCAAGGTCTTTCTTGAGAACCACAATGAATTCTTCTCTTCCGTCGGCACCGGCCTGACCCGTCGCGAGCTTGATCCCGGGCGCCTGGATCTGATCCAGGTAGCGGAGCAGGACGTCTTTCAGCCTGTCGTTCTCCGCCCGGAGCTGTTTGATCCGTGCGGCAAACGGCTTCCGGTGCTGATCGATCTCTTTCTGGATGGCCTGGAGCTCTTTGGAGTTGGACCAGAGCTTCCTGAACTCGGAGACGGGCATGGACGTTTCCGTGGTCATTTTTTTTTTCTGATTTTTAAAAACCTTAAACAAAGAAAAAAAAATACTTTTTTTTTCTAAAGACACGACATGAGCTACGAACTGGGTCTCAGCGAGTCCAACACGACGTATCCCAACTCCAGCGACATCTACCCGCAGGTCAAGACCGCCCCCGATTACACCACGCTGGGCAACTACTACAGCAGGCCGCAGTGCCCGCTGAAATCAGCGCCCGGCGAGTGCCTCGTCCGGCCGGTGTACATCACGCCGGGGTTCGGCGGGACCGGCTACAACATCCCCGGCTTCAACACCAACATCAGCGACCTCCCGCTCTCCGACTCGAATTATTTCAACATCAACAACGCCTACCCCCAGTACTGCAAGACGCCGTGCCTGTCTCCTTCCTACGGCTGAGCGCGCTTCTGGTAGAACCCGACCCCCAGATAGACCAGCACCTGTCCCACGAAAACGAGGAGGACGGTAAGAAAGAATCTTTTCCACAGGAAACGCTTCTTGCCGGCATCGTCCTGTCGGAAAAGAAAAGACGGCCGCAGCGCCGCCACCAGGATGATGGTCCAGACAAAAAAAGCCGGGTAGATGGCGTAGTCCCGCAGCCACGCGTGGATCGCGACCGCTTTCTTGGCATTCGGGGCTGCAGAGGCCGCCAGGGGACCGTCGATCCGCTCCAGCTCCTGCCGGAAATCATTCAGCGCGTTCTCTTCTCGATCCATTTTTGTTTGTGGCACGGCATCTCTGTTTAAGCCGCTTCCAACCGGAGGGCGGTCTTGTGAGCCGGATCGCCGCTCAGGACGCCCTCGCTGATGGACAGGTAGACGGGTCGGCCGTCGACGCGCTGCGAGAAGAAATACGCGCCACCGCCCGCGGGCTCGGCGATCCACTGCTCTTTCGGTTTGTTGGTGGAGAGGATAACGGCGTAGTAGGTGCGGGAAAGGACGATTTTCTGGAGGGCGGCATACAGGCCTCTCGGCAGGAGCCGGAGGCTGCCGTCAAACGCAAAGACGCCCCCGTCTGCGCTCCTGACCACGAGGTAGAGGTCGTTGAACGACGCCAGGCGGCCGCCGTCGGCGGCCACGAGCCGCGACCGGGAAAAAGAGAATGACTCCCGCGGGCAGCTCCAATACAGCACGGCGACCCAGCCGAGGATCAGCAGCACGAGGATCACCACAAGGACGACGCGCATTTAATCCGACGCAAATATTTTATATCTTTGGTGGAAATAAAAATATGGACGTCCTGCTCATAGTCATCCTCCTCATTCTTTTCGCGATACTGGTTTTTTCTGTCATTTCCGGTCTCATGGAATCCTACCAGGACAAGTCGTTGGCCGTCTTCCAGTTCTTTCACAAGAACCTGGATCGGGAGGTGGATCCGGTGACGGCTCGTTATTTCTCAAAATTCAACGAGGCCACGATCGAGAAAGAACTCCGGAACTACATGAACCAGTGCCGCACCGGCAGGAATTTTCTCCAGGACAAGGCCATCGTGCTCGCCGGGCTCATCCGGAACGCCGAGGACAACATCCCTTTCCTCAGGAGCGTCTACCACGACATGCGACTGGCATCCAGGAGGACGGCCTTTCTCATTGTCGAGAATAACTCGACGGACGGGACGAGAGAGAAGCTGCTCGCCTGGAACGCGGAGGATCCCACCGTCACGGTGCTCTGCGACCTGGACAAGCCGCCCAACGAGCCGTCGTGCCGGCTCGACGGCCACGAGCACTTCTACCAGGACAAGTCGCCGTCCACGAACCGGATCCGGAAGCTCGCCTACCTCCGGAACATCTATCTTGATTACATCGAAAAGATGCCGGAATTTTCCGGTTATGATTTTCTCATCGTCATGGATCTCGACCTCCAGGGTCGGCTCTTTATGGACGGCATCTACCACTCGTTCTACCATTTCGAGAAAGAGCCGGATACCTCGGCCATTGCGTGCAACGGCATGATCCGCGATGCCAATAACCGCTTCGTCTACTACGACTCGTTCGCGTTTGCCGAGATCGGCGACCAGACCGAGTGGAACACGGATTTTGACAAGTCGAGCCACGACCAGGACGTCCTCCTCTACACAACGGAGCGGTACTCCCGCGACATGAGCCTCCACAAGGTCGCCTCGGCATTCGGGGGCATGTGCATCTACCGGCTGTCCGAGTTTCGCGAGCGCAAGAACCGGTACACGCACTCCTCGGACAACCGGCTGTCCTGCGAGCACGTCCATTTCAACAAGCATTTCAAGAATTTTTACGTCAATCCAAAGATGATGTTCCTGATCGACCGCAACCCCTGAATCCCCGTCCACGTTTCGTGAAAAGACATTAAACATGGACGACACACGAGCTCTCGGTCACCAGAGCGTCGTTCCACGACTCCTAACATACGCTGTGCTCTCTCGACATTCGCCAATCTGTTTGGATTTTTAGTTCCGAATGAAAAAAAAATCCTATACAAAATCATGAGCCAGCAGAAAAAAAGAAACACCGGAAAAGAGTTTGTCGATACCATGCAGTCTTTTGTCCAGCCAGGAATCCCACCAGAGACCCGGCTCGCCGATCTGCTCGCTCGCGCGGTGATCACCAACCGCACGGACGCCGCCCGCTACTTGTTAACGCAGCTCGGTGCTTCTCCGGACACGCCGACCAGCACGGGCAGGACGCCTCTATCCCTGGCCACGACGCAACAGATGACCCGTCTGCTGAACGAGCTGCGGCCCGATCCAGACACGCCGGTCTCTTACGTTCCGCGCAACACCGGGAAACAATACGTGGATCGGGAGCAAGCCGGCGTCCGTCGACAAGACACCCCGGCGCTCACTTACCTGGCCGACCTCCTGTCTCGCGCGATCGAGGATGGGCGTGCGGATGCCGTCCACTACCTCTGCCGAGAACGCGGCGCCTCCCCGGACGCCCTCAACAGCCGGGGACAGACACCTCTCTCCCTCGCCAGAGAAGATACGGAGATGCTCCGGCTCCTGCTCAGGCTCGGAGCCGATCCGAACACGCCGTCGTCGGACGGCTCGAGGCCTCTCCACTCGGCGATCGCGGAAAATGATAATGAAGCGGTCGAGCTCCTGCTGAGGCACAAGGCCGACCCGAACCTTCTATCCAACGGGTGCTCGCCCCTCGAAAGGGCATTGCTATCCTACGGCTACGACAACATGATCAGGCTCCTTGATCATGGCGCCAACCCCAATATTGAAATGCGGCATGGAGTCACACCGCTCATAGATGCCATCAACATTGGATTTTTCGGAGTCATCGACCCGTTGCTCGATCACGGCGCTGACGTCAATGGCACGGCTGCGGATCGAGTTACACCGCTCCATTTTGCGGTGAATGCGAACAGTGTCGATGCCGTTTTATCGCTCCTCCGGCGCGGGGCGGATCTTAATGCCAGGGATTCTGACGGGGCAACGCCGCTTCATTTAACAAGCGACACCGCGGTGGCGCAACTGCTTCTGGATCATGGCGCTGACCCCTACCTCCGAGATAACCACGGTCGGACGCCTTTTGATGGAGCAGTGTCCTATGGCGAAGAGAAGATGATCCGTCTCTTTCTGGACAACGGGTACGTGCCTTTTGGAAATCAGGTCTCCGAAAAGACGTCGGAGCCGATCAAAGAGATGATCCAGTCCCGGATCCGAGACGTAAAACAGTCGTACCACCGATCAAAGATCCTTAGCGCCGTGCGCAAAAGAGACGAGAAGCGACAAACTCCGCAACAGCACCAGCGGCGGCAGTGGCACGACGCTCTGACCCCACAGCAGACCAGGACGCGCCAGGTCGTTCAGGGAGTTCGGACGAGGCTCGCGGACGACGTTTTCCGGGAGCTGGTGCGATACTCTACGCCCAGCATCCCAGCCTCTCAACAAGAGAAACAGCGTTTCCGCCAGTGGTGCCAACGGAACGGCCACCCGGCGCCGGAGGACACGCCCGCCCTCGAACGCGCCAGACGGCTGGATAAGATGCGCCGGCAGCAGAGGCGCTAAGCCCCGTCCTCGCGGATCGCCTTGCCCACCGGAAACCGCGGGACGCCCTTCTCCGTCTTTTCCTGAAAGATGACGGTCAGCGGCCTGCCGACCATGGCGGCGGCGTCTCTGAGCCACTCCGCGCGCTGCTCCCGCGAGCCCCGCGGCCGCACCGCAAACTCCTGGCCGTCGGCCGTCCGACACACCCAGATCACCGTCCCCGCGTCCAGTCCCTCCGCCTCGCGGAAGCCGACCACCACAAACTCCTCCTCCTCAAATTCCTTGTATTTCTGGAGGTCGGAGCCGCGCTTGTTGACGGCGTACCGCCCCTCCCGGTTGCGCAGGATCAGACCCTCGTACCCGGCCTCGATGAGCCCACGGAAATACCCCATGGCATCGGTTTCCGACTCGACCTCTCTGGTCTCGACCATCCGGATCTGTCCACCAATACCACGGATCATCCCGCAGAGCCGTTCGATCCGCTCATGAAACGGCGTCGTCGCATCTACGAGGTCAAAGACGTGGTACTCGAGCGCGCCAAGCCGCGGGTCGTCTTCGAAATCTTTTTTTTTCTTGACGAGGCCGGCCAGTTCCTCGAACGGCATCTCGGACGAGTAGATCTCGCCGTCAAGGACGGCGCTCGGATGCTCACGGAACAGCGGCTCGAGCGCCTCAGCGATCGTGGCCAGCGTAAAGAACTCGCCGCCCGTCCTCGAGCGGCCGACGATCCGGCCGTCCTCCTCGCGGCGGAAGAGGCACCGCACGCCGTCGATCTTGGGCTGGACGAGGCACGGGAAGACGATCCCGCACTTTTTGCCCTTCTGGTAGGTCTTGGCCAGCATGGGCAGGATGGGCTGCCGTGTGTCCATGGCCACCGCCGTGCCACCGTCTCGTTCGCGGTAGCCTTCTTTCTCTTTCTTGTCGAGCCAGCGGCGCAACGTCTCGGCGACGGCCTGGTCGTGCGCGTCGGTCGCGTTCTTGCGACCGGCGTTCTTGCCCCGACGGTACGTCCTCGTGGCCGTCTGGAGCGTGCCGCCCTCGACGCCGTGCGTGATCTCCGCAACGGCCGTGCCGTCCGTCTCGCGGCGCACCCGTGCCGTCCACACGCGGTCTCGTTTCCCGCCTCCGTTATCGAAATAGAGCGTCGGGAACTGACGGATGGACATGATGATGCCTGGTGCGTCCGTCGGAACGGCGAGAGTGAGTGATTCACTTTTTTAGGATACTTTTCTTGCCGTGCGTCGCGTAGTCGGATAAAGTTTTCTGAAGCCCGTTCAGCGTCGGCGCGGACAGACGGGACGCGATGCGGATAAGGTTTTCTGGTTGCCGTGGATTTTTTTGTCGTGGATGCTGTAACGGATCAAAAACGACGGCCTGATGGATCAGGAAGCGAAGGTACTCGGGCTCCACGGCTTTTCCGCGCGGGAAAAGCGATTGGAGGATCAGCCTGTCCTGGAGCCATCGATCCCGTCTCATCTGGTGACGAATGGCTTGCGACGGATCGGTTGGCTGGAGACGGAGGCGATTATCCCGTTGCTCGATGTACCGGTAGATATGGTCAACTAGCCCGGTCTGCGTCATCTTTATCGAGCAAAAAAAAAAATGTTTCAATAATTATAATGTCTTTTCCTTGCACGTCGTGCAGCACAGCCACCGCCTGTGTCGGTGCGCTACCGCCCGGTACGAGCGTCTCAACCGAAGAAATCAACAAGATCCCGTTCCCGTGCGGCTACTCGACCCATACCGTGGACGGTGTCCTGATCGACGTCTACCGGCCCACGAACCTGACCGGCAAGAACCCGATGACGATCGTCATCCCGGGCAGGAACGGGAGCGCCGCGGAGTACATCCGCCAGTGCACCTCGCTCTTTGAGGCAACCCAGACGCTCGGTGTGTGTATCGATTTTAGCGGGCTCACCGCTTTTGAGTTCGAGGGGGGCAATCTGTTTCCGGCTTCTTCTTTTGATGCAACGACTAGTCTGCTCCCGGATCAGACATTCAATCCCCCGGAGCAGTGGACGCTGAATTATGTGCTCATCGCCAACCGGTTCATTGTGGAAACCTGGCCGGCATCCAACCCGGATTATTTTCTCTACGGAGACGATGCCAGTTCGAGTTTCGTCAATTATTTCTTGTTCTTCTTTCCACTGATTGAATTTCCGGGAAAACGACCACCACTCAAAACAATCTCGGGAATTTCCTCGTATTATTTCTTTCCGTTGGGAAGAGGACTGATGCTTGAGTCGTACATCCCGTGCTACAACACGGACACCACCGCAACCCAGTACTACCCGGAGCTGATCGATTACTCGACCATCGATCCTCGATCGTTCCCACGGATCTCACATGGAGAACTCGATAACGGCAGCGCCCTCGATGTCTACTACTCTTTTCAATCGCGTTTTTTGAAGGTGTTTGCGGATGCCGTCAACCCAGCACTGAAAGACTCCTGTGACCGCCGTATCTACCGGAGACCGGATCCGGCAGAACCCCCGTATCTTTTTCCGCAAGGTGTAGGCAACCTGCCGCTAGACGCGGAACAGCTGCGAGCATGCCAGGCCTCGCACTGCTCGGCGCGTAATTGTTTCTTGTTTTTCACCAACGATACCAACTTGTACGGCGGCGTCACGCCCGAGGGTAAGAACATCCCTTCGCTCAATAGCCCGGGTCAGGCAGCGCTCCAGGGAAGCTTCCGCCTTTTCCGCTGCATGAATTCGTTCTTTTCCACCAAGATCTGGAGCAAGAAACAAAAGCTGTGCTTCCGGTGGGAGTACGCCTGCATCCCGGCCTGCGGCCACAACAGCAATTTTGTCAGCAAGACGGCCTTGCTGGCACACGCGCTCGATCCACGGCTCGTCCGTAACGAGGCTTTTTTCCCGCAGTTTTTCTATTTTCTGGATCCAAAGAATTTCCCGCCGATCACGGATTGAGCCGCTCTCGCGGCGAGACGCAAAAACATGACCATAAATTTAAAACCATCCCTACATAGTAGAGAGAAGATGATCATTGATCTTTCGCCGTACGACAAGTATCCCAGCGTGGTCATCACCGGCAGCCTCCCGCCCGGCTTCCGTGCCCCGACGTACAGCCTGGACACGCTGCGGTACACGCTTTTCTACCACGCGGGCCTGCCCCGGATCAGCTCGACGCCGCTCGGCGTCAACAGCTTCTACAACCGGAACCCGTGGATCGACCAGGGGTCGCTCCAGACGCGGCGGATATAACCGCCGGTGAAAACTGATCCACGAGCCCCGTGCGTGGATAGAACACCGAAATAACCGTCTCGATAACGCCAACGAAAAACTGATCTACCAGCCGATCCAACAACAGTATCATCAATATACTAGACATGATTCTCACCGATCCTCCCGCTGTTATCGCAGAAAACCACAAACCGATGGCCACCATCAACAAGACCCAGTGCCAGTACTGCTCCGGCATGTACAAGCACATCAATCGCCACATCAAGACCTGCCGCGCCGTCCCGGTCGCAACCGCGACCGTCTCCAACGAGGCCGAGAAGCTCCTCCTCCTCCAGATCGAACTCAAGAAGCTAGAACTCCAGACGCACGACCTGGAGCAGGAGCGCCGCAAGGAGGAGAGGGCGCTCGAGGAGAAGCGGCTGGAGGAGGAGCGCGAGAAGCGCAAGATCGAGGCGGCGCTCGAGGAGAAGCGACTCCAGGAGGAGCGCGAGAAGCGCAAGATCGAGGCGGCGCTCGAGGAGAAGCGACTCCAGGAGGAGCGCGAGAAGCGCGATAAAAACCGCCGAGAGCAGCGCGAGGCGGAGGAGAACAAGCGCCGGGAGGAACGGGAGCGGCGCAGGCTCTTTATGGAGGAGGAGGAGAAGAGGCGCCGGGCACGCCTGGAGAAAGAGGAGCAGCGGTACAAGGCCAAGATGGAGAAAGAGGAGAGGGAGTACAAGGCCAAGATGGAGAAAGAGGAGAGGGAGTTCCAGGTGATGATGGCGGCGAAAGATAAGGAGTTCCAGGCAAGGATGGCCGCGGAGGAGCAGAGGATCAGGGAGGCGCGCGAGAAGCGCGAGGCCGAGACGCTGGCCGAGCATGAGCGGCTTCAGGAGACCATCCGTCGGAACAATGCCGAGATCCAGGAGGCGATCCGTAAGCGCGAGGCCGAGGACAGGCGCCACGCCGAGATGCTCCGGCACGATGCCGAGCAGAACGCCATCAAGATCCACGCGATGATGACTCTCCACACGCAGGAGACGGAGACCATCCGGAGCTACCACGACCGGATGTTTGCGCACCTCGAGGCGGTCAATAACCGTCCGCGCAACCTCAGTCTGGGCTCGAGCAACATCTACGCGCCCGACGAACTCCGCGTCTACGGCACGCACGGTGATCCCTGGTTCCGTGCCGACGAGCTCACGGCCTTTACCGGTGGCAATGTCTTTCCGCGCTCTTTCTCGATGATGGGTATGGCGAGAGAGGTCATTTATTCCATGGCTTTCAAGGGCTCGGGCGACCTCTCCCCGGAGACGGACTTTGTCCGCGTCGAGGACTGGTCGGATTTTTCCGGCGAGATGGAGCGCGTGGTTGGCGTGGAGAACCGCGACGTCGACCGGCAGCTCGACCGGCTCTGCGCCTCGCTGCCCTACGCCGAGGACTCGGGCTACAGGCCGTACGTCCCAACGCCAAGCCCCGAGCCCGCACCGCAGGTCTCGGCGGCACCGTTCCTGCGCCGCCAGGGAGAGGACAGGGCAACCATCGAGGAGGCCGGGATGACGACCGAGGATCGTGTCGGCGAGTACGGGTCGAGCCTCTCGTCGTTCCGCCTGAACCGCCACAAGCGGGCGGAGTTCATCCACAGGCTGCGCCATCTGCCCATGTCCGACGATGACCGTAACGCGCTCCGCTCCGGCCTCGCCGTCAACCGGGCGCGCCTCCACCTCACCAGGAAGCGGCTGGAGAACAACGCGTCCTACGTCCCCGACGCGATGGATCGATACCTCCACGATCAGCGTTTCCAGCAGATCAACGGCCAGATCGATCCCAGCAAGCGGCGCTTCAACCCGGGCGAGAAGCGGCATCTTTTCCATAACGTCTTTTTCCCGAACCGCAACGACCGGTGGGAGTGTCGGTCGTGCCACGGGCGCATCTCGCCGGACAGCTACGAGATCGGGCACATCGTCCCGTCCAAGTGCGGGAACGTGGGCAGCAACGGCGTCCACAACGTCATGCCGCTGTGCCACGGCTGTAACCACAAGATGGGCTCGCTGGACGCCGAGCTGTGGATGAAGCAGCAGGCCATCACCGCCTGAGCGTCTCGTGGTTCTCCACGAACCACCGTACGGTCTCTCGCAGGCCGTCCTCGAGCGCGATAAAGTGGCGCTCGTTTTCGGGCAGGAGGCTCAGCAGCCTCTTGTTGTCCGCCGTCTTTTTGTATTGTCCGTCTGACCGGTCGTAGTCGTACACGATCGGTTCCTCGTACTCCATGAGCCGCGCGATCGTCTCGGCGATCCACCGGATGCTCACCTCCTCTGACGGCGCGAGGATGACCGGCTCGGTCGAGTCGTAGCCGAACAGCGACCAGAGGATCAGGCGACCGAGATCCTCGCTGTGGATGAACTGCCGGAGCGGCCGTCCCGTCCCGGCCACCACGAACGGCTCGTCGCGCGTCACCGCCAACCAGCACCGGTGGATGAGCCCGGGGATGACGTGCGAGTCCTCCAGATGAAAATTATCGTGCGGCCCGTAGATGTTGGTCGGAATCACGCACACGAAGCGGGTGGTTCCGTGCTGCTCGTTGTACGCGCGGCTCAGCACCTCGAGCATGCGCTTCGCATAGGCGTACGCGTCGTTGGACGCGTGCGGTGGCCCGTCGTGGAGCATGCCCTCGTGGATCGGGTAGGCGGTCTTGTCGGGAAACACGCACGTGCTGAGACACGAGACAACGCGCTTCACGCCGAGCTCGTGGCACGCGCGCAGGACGTTGTTGTTGATGGCCACGTTATCCAAGAACATTTCCACTTTCTGACTCATGTTGCGGAACAGGCCGCCGACCCTGGCCGCGAGGTGGATGACGTGGGTAGGCGCGCACCGCTCGAAAAAGGCACGCGTCTGCGCGTAATCGCGGAGGTCGCAGTCCGCGGAAGAGGCATAGAGGAAGCGGGCGTCCAGACCATTTCTCTGCACGGCCGCACGGATGCCGTGCCCGACGAGGCCGGAGCCACCGGTCACGAGGATCGTCTCCATTTGCGGTTTGTTTTTTTTTCTTTTGATCACAATGGAATTTACGCTCGACGAAGCGGAGCTATCGAGCCGTATTCAGGGATGGCGTGAACTCGTTTCTCTCCGCGCTCGGCGCATAAATATATACCGAGACGACCACGGACAAACAGACCGCCAAGCGGCTCCTGACAGCCATGTACGGCCACCACCATTGGTTTACGCCATCCGCCGCAAACCGCCACCGCAAAAAGCGGTTTTCCTCTCTGCCAAAGAAAATCTACCGATTTTCTTTCTCGTCCGATTTCGGCCTGTCTGCGATCCAGGTCGTCAAGCAGCAGATCCGGCGCATCTACGGATCCGTTCACTGCGTCCACATCACCGACGAAAAGCGCGAGGCGCACATCCTAGACGATTTCTGGACAGGCTTTCTTTAGAAAGATCGGCTTGTAGCGCAGCTCCGCCTCGAAATTATCCTCGTGCTCGAATGTCTTGAGGTTGGTCGTGTAGTCGTGCCGCTCCATGTAGGAGTTGATGAGCGTGAGCCGTTTCCCGTAGACCAGCCTCGTGACGTGGTGCCTCAGCTCGCTGCCTTTCATGAAAAAGGCCTGGCCGGCGGCCGTGAACCACACCGGCACGATCGAGCCGTCTTTCTCGTACTCCAGGACGCCCCCCGAAAACGTCTCGGGATCGCTCAGCAGGATCACCAGCACGTAAGGAACGGAGTCGAGGTGCCACCGGTCGACCTCTTTGTCGTTTGGGCTCGGACGGTCAAGAACTCGACAAGACCCTTTGTCATCCTAGCAGAGGGCACGATGTTCTCGGCAAAACGGAAAGGATAATCGGCACGGTAGTCGTGCAGCCCCTCAAACATTTTTTCTTTTAGAAATAAAATGAGTGAACAGCTCCTCTCCGCGGCTCTCAGATACCTCGTATTTGAATCTAGCCGACCGCTTGACCGTATCGTCTACGAACAGAAATACGAGATGCGTCTCGCAACTCCTGTCCGTTTCGAAATTAAAACCCGGTTCGTACGCACAATCACATGAATATGCGTCTGACGACATCACCCTGGGTGATCTGATCACAGAGAATCGAAGATTCCTGACCCGCTTCTATGATTTCCGTCTGTCGCAGAGCGAGTCGCTCCCCAAAAATCACCAGTACCAGCGAGCCTCTACCAGTCGTTATCCTTTCATTCTCTACGATAACCTGTTAAAAAAATGTGTCAATGTGCGCTTTGATTACGAATTTATTCCAAACGTCCGTCGTTTCTACCGTTTTATTATACGCCTGCTCTTTGGAGATCTCCAGAACTATCTTTTGGAAAGTTCTTTCAGCACGCAACTTATTCCTGGCATCACCAGTACCGATCCGAGGATTTTCTCCAACAGGGTGGTTCCCTGGAACACATCGGGATGTGGTACAGAGCCTGCCTCGATCCCGTTTTCCTCGACGTCCTGCGCACCCTCCTCCGCGACCGGTTCGCACACCGCGAGCGTGTCGCCATCCTTGAGCTCTCTTCCGGCTTCGGCTTTTTCTCGGCAAAGCTCGTGCGTTTGTGCGCGGAGGAATTCCCGCACCAGCGCTTCAGGCTCGTATTTGGCGACAAGCCGCACGAGCCGTTCGAGGCCACGAGGCAGCGCGTCGTCTCGATCGTACGGATCATTGGGGCAAGGAATCTGGAGGTCGGCTTCCTCCACGGCGACGCCGCGGACGTGCTCCCTCCTTGCTTTGAAAAAGAGCGCTTCGACATTGTGTTTTCGGAGGGTGGCGTACTCGGTGACCACATCGAATCGATCGAGAACAACCTGAGGGTCTACGACACGATCGTCAAGAAAGGCCTGAGGGATGAGGAGTCGGTGGGTGTTTATTCCGGTCTGGAACCCTATTTTCTGCCGTCGGAAAACACGAGTGCGATGTTCCGTCCTTACCCCGGCGTGGCCAATTTGGAGACCGCGAATCTCCAATTCTTTACATTTTTTGACAGGAGCACCACGGTACAAAATGTGCAATCACAGATCGATGAACCGGAATCGTGAGAACGGGATGCGGATCATGGAGGGATCGCAGTCGTTCTGTGAGAAAAAGATGGCCGTCTCGTCTCCGCGGATGTCCAGTCCCAGGCAGTACTCGATGGCCGGCCGACGGAAATGGAACAGCCGCGTGTACGCGAGCGGCCTCATGTCCACCGCGCTAAAACGGATCAGCGCGTGGAGGTAGACCCGCGGTGTGCTGTACTGGACAAAATGGACGACGGTGTACACGCCGCCATCGTGCTCCACGAGGTTCGACGAGCCGCGGAAGCGCTCAAAGATCGGTGGCGTGTCGTGGCTCGTGTGGATCCGGAGCGTGCCGTCCTCTCCGACGGCACCGATCCGCAGCGGCCGCCAGCCAAAAATGAAATTGAAGCGGTTCTTGGCGCTCGTGTGTCTGAGAAACCGCTCCGGCACGTAGATCCAGTTCTTCTCGCATCCGGACGGCCGTGGCGGCCGCAATACACTCACGTCGCGCAGCGCGGTCGTCTCCGTGTCGTACCGTCCGAGCACAATGACAATGTCGTCGTCCGGTGTCGCGTCCTTGGACGAACCCGTGAACCAGACCCGGCCGTCGCCGTGCCGGAAGAGCCGGACATCCTCCACACCCTCGATGTTGTTCGGGGAGCGCGGGAACGTGTCCTCGTCCAGCATGCGGACGGCATCGGAGACGATGCCAAACCGGCTGTTCAGGTACACGAGGCCGTTCCGGGTCTTGACCTTGCCGTCCGGCGAGCGCATGTGGTAGCATCCGCCGGCATCGATGCTGTAGTTGACGTGCCGCACGTTCATCAGCAGACGCCCGCCATCGCCGTCCGGCACGAGCGATACAGACGAGGCCTCGTACTCGTCCTGCGCGCGGAAAAAGAACCGGCTGTACGCGCCGCCGTAGTCGTAGCCCGCCAGCGCCAGCGTGTAGTGGACGAGGTTGTCGTAGGCATTGTCCGTATAGAGATGCGGGTAGCGGTTGATGAATTGGAGCAGGTCTTTCTGCGCCTCCTCCCGATTCCGGTCGCAGGTGTAGTATGAGAGGATCGTATTCTCGTAGTCAAAGAGTCCCTCGTAGACCCGGTTCTCGATAAAGAGGACGTCGTCCTTGGGGAAAGGGATCGAACGGCCCTTCAGGTAGTAGTGGTACGCCTTGTACTGGTCGCGCGGCTTCTCCCGGAAATACCGCGTCAGGTGGTAGAGCGGCTCGGCACGCTTCGGGTGGTACTCGAACGCCTTGTTCATCCAGGCCTCCATCTCGATCTCGTTGTTGAGGTGTCCGTAACACTTGCCGATCTGGTAGTGCGAGTACCACACCTCCTCCACCCACCCGCCCAGCTCGATCCGTTTCCTGAAAAGGACGATGGCCTCCTCGAAGCGCCCGAGATCCTTGAGGCTCTGGCCGAGGTAGAAATGTGCCCGCACGTTCTTGGGATCTTCCGCGATCTCCTCGGTCAGCAGCCGCACATCGCGTTCGAACTTGTCGGCCTTGCAGCCACCGTCGTTGCGGTCGTCGATATAAAAGACGTCCGCGGGGAGACGATCCGTCGGATCCCCGGACCAGTACTCGTGCGTCGCGCCCAGGCATTTCCACGGGTAAGAGCACCGCAAGAAACGGCAGTTATAGTAGCGGATCGAGCCGTTGTCTTGGATGACGGCGTAGCCGGGCAGCGTCAGCCGCTGCTGCTCGAATGCCGGCTGCGGCCGCACAATCATGTCGGCATCGACCGCCAGCGCATAAGTCGAATCCGCGTCGTAGCCGAGGCTCGCGCACAGCTCCTGCGCGAGCCGGAACGACCACGTCCGGCTCTTGCCGAAATTCACAAAAGTACCGGTCGTCACACGGAACGGCTTGCCGGAGGCCTCCAGCACCTCGGTCGCGATCCGGACCGTGTCGTCCGTCGAGCCCGTGTCAAAGAGCTGAACGGCATCCACGCACTCGAGAGCCGCGCGGAGACAGCGTTCGAGGATCGCGGACTCGTTCTTGACCATCAGCAGCAAGATCACCTTGTTATAGAGCATACGGATTTTCTTGGCAGGAGAATGAAAATCTTAGATTAAAAAATAGTCATGCCACGGCCATCGACGTCGTCGCGGCCAATACGATCATTCTCTTGTCGCTCGTTGATGCGACTTTACCGGAAATTTAATCTCTTGCCGGAAAGTTAGGAGCAGATCATGTGTTTCTCCACCAACATCCCGTTGTGGCTCCAGTACCGCAAGCTGCTCCAGGGCAAGACTCAGGGCTTTCGATACCCGCCGCTCTATTTTGAATACTCGGCATGCGTCTCCAACGGATGTCAAGCGACATCCATGTCGTCGTCGTCTTTTTCGTGATGGCGGCGGCATTCGTCCGCGTATCTCTTGAGACGACCCGACCAGCCGCCGCTCATCGATCGGAACCCGTTCTCGAGGACGGAAGGATACCGGCTCTCTTTCTTTTTTACGATTTGTTGGTGATGAAGCTGTACAGGAGGCGGTTCTCGGACACAAAATCCATGGCACACCGCTGATCCGAGAACGTGAACCGGGCAAAGCCGACGACGGCCTGGGTGGGTGAGAAGCGCTTGCCGGGATGAGCCGTCCCGTGCGGCCTGGTCAGCGGGTACGCGCTCGCGAACGCGCCGCAGACGACGTGGTTGACCCCGTTCAGCGACCGGTGCTGCAGGTTGTGGTCGTGCCCCGACAGATAAAAGTCCACGCCAAAGTGCTCCAGGACGGGCAGGAGATACGCACGGAGCTGAGCCGAGGTCGTGTGCGGCCCGTCGCTGATGATGGGGTAGTGTCCGCAGACGATCTTCCACCGGGACGTGCTCGCCCGGAGAGTCTCTTCCAGCCAGGCTTTTTGTTTTTTCTGATGTGTCACGACCAGGTCGCGGTAGCCCTCGATGGCTTTCAGGTTGCCCATGAGGAGGGGCACGGTGATGTCCTCGGCGAGCAGGCAGGTGTCCAGAAACACGAAATGGATGCTCTGCCGGTGGAGCCGGACGACCATGTCGTAGTAAAAGAACGGCATCTTCCAGGACGAGCCCTCGTACGTGTAGAGGATCTGAGCCTCGGGCGAGCGGAGGTAGTCGTGATTCCCGAGGACGGCAAACGACGGGATCTTGGGATCAAACGTGTCCTCGTACATGTCTTTCCACTGCGGATCCTGAACGGACGAGACGCCGGAAGGATAGAAATTATCGCCGAGGAGGACAAAAAAATCAATGAGCGCCTGTTTCTGGATGGCCTCCCGGTTCTGGAAATACGCCCTGGTCTTGGCTCCCCAGTCTCCGGTACAGATAAAGGTCGTGGTCTGATCCATGGTTTTTTAGGGTGAGGCAAAACGAAAAAAAAAAAAAGAATATTTTTTTTTTTCTGGTTTACAAAAAACAAAGCATGTCCATCGGAAATCTCAAAGTCAGTGAGCTCAAGCAGGCTCTGGACGATATCGATGTCCACTACAGCCCCAAATCCACCAAGAAAGAACTCGTGGCGATCCTCGACAGCGCCCTCCGGAGCCCCGGCCGCAAGCCCAAGAGCCTGAAGCGCAAGAGCCCCAAGCGCAAGAGCCCGCGCCGCCGCCGCAGCCCGATCCGCTACAGCCCGCCCCGCCGCCGGAGCCCGATGCGCCGCCGGTACAGCCCGTACCGCCGCGCCCCGTACGACGCGTACGAGCCGGTCGTGCCCCTGGCCATCGATCCCCTGGCTTTCAAGCCGCCCAAGACGCCCAAATCGCCCTGGGAGCGCAAAGCCGAGCACATCGGCATCATCAACAAGGTGGCCAGAGCGATCAACGATCTGCATAACGTCGTCACAAATGGTAAGGGCGCACCCGGTACCAAGGCTGCGTTTCAGCATTATAAGGCTGAGGCCGAGAACGCTCTCTACGAGGCTCGGCAGTATCACAACATGCCCCTGAACTACTACAACCGTCTCCTCAAAGCCATCAACGCCTACGAGACCAAATACGGCTATAACATCGCGTAGACAGCAGTTCGTCTCTATCCTTTTCTTTTTTTTCCAGACTAAAAAAGAAATGTACGTCTATTTGAAATAGCCCGACACGGTGCCACGGCCCGACGAGGCTCGCTGGTTGGTCGTGATCGGTGCGACGCGCTGCTGCCACTCGCGGTTGCTGTTCTTGTGCAGGAGCCGCTGCTGGAGCTCCGTGCGGAACTGGAGCTGGCTGTCGACGAACGTCTGGTTCGCGGCCTCGCGGAGCTCGCCGCCGTTCAGCACGCGCTCGCCCGCCGCGCCGACGCGCGGCGCAAAGCCGTAGATGTCCAGCTTGTTCCGGCTGATGTAATTCGGCTGGCGCACCTGATCCACGTCGTCGTAGTAGAAGCGCGGCTGGCCGGTCACCGGCTCGACGTATGAGCGGTAGCCCGTCCCGTAGCCCGTGTACCGCGGGTCGTAGATCTCGTTGACGAGTGGCTGGCCAAAGTCCTCGCTGTTATACGGCGGCAGCGGGCACGGCTTCACGGTGGCCGGGTCGCGCTCGACGAACTCGTCGATGCCGCCGGCCGTCCGGTTGAGCGTGGTCGGCAGGAACGGCTGCGTGTACGAGATGCCGAGGTTGGCCATGCTGGCATCCGGCTGGTTGACCTGAGAGCGCGTGTACAGCCCCGGCTGGATCGGGATCGAGAACAGGTTCTCGTTGTACGCACGCATCTCCGGCGTGCGGTCGCAGGCGCTGGCACGGTAGTTGACCGGGAGGCCGTACCTGAGGTTCGACGGGTCGTAGCCACACGCCCTGTCCATGCCGTTGCTGGCATAGCCCCCGCCCTGGTTGTAGTAGTCGCTGCGGACGCCGTACCCGCTGTACTCGCCGGTGTTCGGTGAGTCGTAGTTCTCCTGGATCGACGCGATCGCGCGCTCGTCGTCGCGCGCCACGTAGCCGTTCTGCCACAGCTCCTGGCGCCGCTGGTCGTTGATCGGCGACGGGATAATAAAGTCGTTGGAGATCCACTCGTCGCTGTAAATCGGCGACGGGATGATCGGCCGCACGAGCGTCCGCGGGTTCGGCGGACCGGCGAACCGCTGGTTATCGCCGTACGTCTTTTCGATCGGCACGTCCCGGAACGCGTAGGCGGAGGACGTCTCCGTATCGATCAGCTGCGGGTTCTCGTTCTCCGCGTCGATGTAGACGGGGAGACCGGAGGGCGGAACGGAGGAGCCGCACGGACTCCGCGGCCGACCGGTCGGCGGCGAGAAGACGAATCCTCCAGCCCCCGACTCCTGCGGGACGGGCGGCGGCGGCGGCACCAGCACGCTCTCCACGCGGCCGTACTCCTCGCGGCTCGCGCCGCGGAGCGAGTAGTAGACAATGATGGTGAGCAGGAGCGCCACGCACAGGAACAGCACGTCGAACCAGACGTTCACAATCAGCAGCGCGAGAAAGACAATCAGGATGATCCGCGTGATGCAGTTCATCTGTTCGTCCAGCGGCATCTTGGGCGTCGGGATGAGATAAGGGGATCGGAAGAGGCTCAAGAAATCCTCGGCCCAGAACATTTATTTGTGCGCGATTTTTTTTTCGGTTCGTAAACGAAAAAAAACAAATCTAAACGGGTGTGTCGTAATTAAAAAAAAAAAATAAAAGGGTACGCTATCAGCAGCGTTTCGGATTGGACGAACGCGATCGCGTCCTCGAGATCCGGATCCGGGACAACATTACTTTCTCGAGCTTCGCAGTACTACCTCAGTAACGGTAATGCGGATGCCAATTACCTGTATATAGACCGGGGCAGGTGTTCTCCGGGAACGGGTACACGATTACGATCCAAAGCGGTGCTGTACCGACTGTATTGCCGGTAGATGAAAGCGGGACTGCTGGTCACCTTACTCTTTTACAGGCACAAGGCGCGTCAGGGAATAATGCGACACTCCGAGATTTTCAGGTGACTTTCTCAGCACAACTTGCGGCTACGAATAGTGGTACTGAAGCTATTCTGGTTGGATTTGATGGTATTACCTTTAGTTACCAACCACAATATCTTAATCTTAATAATATCATTATAAATATTACAAATTCAGCGATCTTACCAGCAGGTCAAGGTCGAGGACTCATCATTGGTAATCCATTATCACTTGTATCATTCAACAATGTATTTTTTTATTCCAATAAATCTATACCAGACCTAACAGCTGTTTTTTTACCCACTACAGATTCCAGCGGTTCTTATACTTTTTCATCTTGCGCGGTTTTTCTCAATGCAGGTATCGCTAATCAAACTACTTCTAATTATCAATTTTCTGTATTTGGTCAACTCTATACATCATCAACCATGACAATTAACCAGTGTTATGTCGTGCTAACATCTTTTTCAAATTCAAATTCATCATTGGGTCTGATTACAAATAGAGGTGCGACTGGTACTATTGTTTCTATTACTGATCTGTATCAGGTAATCAGCACTTATAATACACCAAATTCAACCGGTCTTTCAGTATTCAAACAAGCAGTTACTGGTACTAACTCAATAACCAATTATTATACCAACTACAATAATTCAAGCAATAATTACCTCGTTAGTACTAATAACGTAGCAGGGCTAACAACGACAAACACGAATTCTTCTTATACCTGGTCGTTATCACCCACTTTCTCGAATCTTTCTGCTTTCAATACCAGTCCCTCACCATACCGGCTCTCCGCTTTCCTGAATACAACCTACTACTCTACACCGACGATCTACACCGCTTACAATACGCTACCGACGCTGCTGGCTAACAACATCGATCCGCCGAGCGACCCGACCAATCTTGCGTGCCTCTGCGCCGGCATGCGCGTCGCCACGGCGCGCGGCAACCTCCCCGTCGAGGAGGTGGTGGAGGGCGATGTCGTCCTCACGCCCGACGGGCGCCGGTCGGTCGTCCGCTCCGTCTTCTCCACGTCGCTGGAAGGGAACGAGAAGACCATCCCGTACCGCATACCGAGAGACGCTTTTGGCCAGGGCATGCCGTACGCGGACGTGCTCCTCTCGCCGAACCACGCGTTCTTTGCCGGTGCGAGGTGGCGGCTTCCCGTCTTCGACGATGCCTGTGTGCCCGATCGTTCCTACCTGGGCCGCGTGTTCCGCTACTACCACGTCGCGCTCGAGGATTACGCGCACGACAAGCTGAGCTGCAACGGGCTGCCGGTCGATTCCTGGGAGGAGGACACCACGGAGTTTACGGAGGAGGATAGGACTCTCGCTGCCGTCGCTCCCGCGTGTGCCGCCGCGCTCCCCTGATCGCTCTACGTTTCAAACTTGATCCGTTACGTCGGCCACCTCGATGAGGCGCATCCTCTCCCGGAAAAACCGCTCCAGGTTGGCCTCCTGGTCGTCGACCGATCGGTACAGGTGACCGATGATCCGGTACGACGGCGGATCACCGGGACGGAGGATGCCAATATAGAAAGCCATGAACCGGGGACCGAGCGGTTCCGTGTGAACGGCCGTCGTATCGGCCTCTGCCAGCATCGGCCGTAGCGCCGGATGATTACGGTTAGCCAGGGCCCGTGTCGTATTGTTGGTGTGGCTCCTCGCGTCCTCGAGGAGGCGCTTCCTCAGGACGCCCGAGATAAACGCCCGCCGGCGTCCTTTCTCCTGTGCATCCAGCCGTGATCCGTCATAACGGAGCATGCTGAGTACGATCGCGTTCTGTGTCTTTTTCAGCATCGTGGATCGGTACGGTCGCCGCTCTTGCTGTTGGAGCCGCTCCATCTTTTGTTGGAATAAGGGCGAGATATCGGCATACACGTCCTCGATACGCAGCGGCTGCGATGCCTGCCGCACGTGCTGCCGATGACGCCGGTAGAGGGCATTGAGGAGCCACCTCGATTCCTCGTCCTCGTACAAGAGAAAATAATCCACAGCCCTCATGAGATCGTACACCTCACCGATCTCCATGTCCCGGATGGTCTGGGGATTGGGCATCTGCATGAGGCTCACGAGACGCTGGAACGTCGTCCCAGAAACGATGCTCTCGTCGAGGCTCTGCTGCTGGAGCAACCGTCTGCGTCTGGAGAAAAACAGCGGCAGATCCTCGAGATCGTAGGATTTCTGGCCGACACGCAGCGTCTTTTTTTGCCGCATTTTATTCTCACCGATTTAAAATCCATTTTACCACCAAAAAATGGATCAGTGGAAATACAGGCTCATGAGCATATCTTTTTTGTCTGCGCATGCCGTTTTTTATGAACGACAATTGATAGAAAAACTCGACGAGCTGCCTTCCGAACGAGACAAATTGGCCTTCATCATTGCTTTTGTCAACACCGATCGGAATATCCTGGGACAGATGCTGGAAAAGACGAGAGAATGGAAGATCAACATGAATTGCCGGCTCTATCAGCGACTCTATGACGATCCGACCACCTCTAAGCCCACCAAGATGCTCTGTATCTCGTATCTTTTGAGCCGAGAAAAGATCTTGGATCGCATGGTGGACGATCTCTTGCGCTGGGTCAGACAAGACGGAGATTGGGATGCTTTTGATATCCTGAACCGCTTCTCTTTCCTCATGACCACGGAACAGTCGGATTGGCTGGAAGGGTGGATGCATACTCATCGATTCCAGCATCCCGTGCGGAACGAGCCGGTCTACCCGGTGGAAATCAGAGCCCATCGGTTCCAGCGTCTTGCACGGAGCATCTATGATGATTCTCAGAACGTCCACGACACCGCCATCAACGAATCCGTCTGGAAAAACATCGACATCCTCGTTTCCGGATCCAAGATGCTCCCGCCCGTCGAATTCGAGGCTTTCATGGATTCTCTGTACCCGCTGAACGAAGCCCAGCTGCGATCGCTCCAGCGGATCGAGACGGATCGGAGTCATTTCCGTAAAAGCGGGAAAACGCTGACGAGCATCTCCGTCACCCTCATGGACGTTTTTGAATGCCTGGCTCGGTACATTGTACACCAGGATCAAGAGACCCAACGAGAGCTGAGACAACGACTGAGGGAAGAGCTGCAAGAGATGAGTGAACAGTGTGCCACGGGTCATCTGTCGAGGCTGGTCAACGTGCTCCTCGGATTCCATCCAGAGATGGAGATCTGTATCCGTCGGGAAGCCCGAGTGAAAGCCGTCTTTATGAATCTGTTGGAAAAGAAAATCATGCAAGAAGATCATGCCGATGCTCTGCTGTGCGACATGATGAATCCTCGACCCGATGGGGCTTTCTCTCGATGGATGAAGAAAAATTCAGAATTTTTTATCCACGAGCTACGGGACATCGAACCGGATGCCGATCTGGAAAAAGTTTGGAAGGAATTGTATCCCGCGCTCTCCAATCCCTTTACCGCACCAAAGACGTTTTCGTTCTGGCAAAAAATAAAGAGCTGGTTCTCACACAGCAAGACCGACTAATCCCTCGTAGAAAGCGACGACACGGGGATCCGCGCGGATCCGCGAGGCATCCAGGCCGCTGAGGTAGACGCCGTCCATCGTCTTGAGGCGCGAGAGAGCCACATACGCCTGCCCGGCCTCAAACACCGACGAGCCCAGATCCACGTCCGCCTCGTCCAGGCTCTGTCCCTGGACGCGGTGGATGGTCAGCGCCCACGCCAGCCGCAGCGGCACCTGGAGGAGCGCGACGGTCTTGTCGGCATCCGTGTACTCGATCGGACCGATCGTCCGGACACCGCTCCGAAAACGGACGACCGGATGACCGCTCTCCTCGGCGAAGCGCAGGACGACGCCCTGGCTGCCGTTGACCAGGCCGTTCGACAGATCCATGTTCCAGGCCAGCTGGACAACGGCGCCAACGGCCATCCGGATCTCCTCCTGGACGCCGAGGCGCTTGGCCACAGCCTCGACCGGCTCACGGCCGTCCTCCACCGTCGCACGGAAAACGCGCACGTCGGCTCTGAGGCCGCGCAGCCGATCCTCGTTCTTGTCGTCGACGCGGTGGTTGCGTGCAAAGAGCGTCGAGACCTCTCGCGACGGCCGGCGGACGAGGCCGCGTAGCACAACGAGATCCTCTGCATCCAATGCTGCACGACGGATCTTGTGGAGCAAGCGGATCCACGACGCGTCGCCGGCCTGCCGGTAGCACGTGTCCAGCTCGACGCGGTGGAGGACGTTCTGCTGGAAAACCGGCGACTCGAAGAGGAAGCGCTCGCTGCCGACCGGCGGCAGCTGAAAGAAATCACCGACCAGCACGACACACAGGCCGCCGAAAAAAGCATCCGTGCCGCGCAGCCGCCGCGCCACACCGTCGAGCGTCTCGAAGAGCTCGCAAGAGAGCATGCTGACCTCGTCAAGGATGAGGACGCGCGTCTTGCGCCAGCGCGAGAGCGCCTCGCGGTTCTTGCGGATCCGTCGCGCCAGCTCGTCCACGGAGCCGGTCCCGAGCCCGATCCCGGCCCACGAGTGGAGCGTCCTCGCGCCGTGCCCGAGCAGCAGCGCGGCACAGCCGGTCATGGCGGCGAGGCCGACGCAGACGTCGCGCTCGCGGAGCGCGTCGAGGAGGCGGTGGATGGTGTAGGTCTTGCCGGTGCCCGCGGCACCGGTGATGAGCATTGATCTTGGTGGATCAGCAAGCACCAGATCGAGACACGAGCGCTGTTTCTTGTCCATCTCATGGATAGAAAACGAGCCCGCACCCGGCTGAAGATCATTTTTTTTTTTCGGAAAGAAAAATGAAACGAGCCAGCGATCCGCGCCAAATGGTGACCGCGGCGCAGAGCGGCAGCCTGCCGGCCGTGGCCCTGCTCGTCGGTCGCGGGGCGGATCCGAACCGACCGTTCGGGACGATCACACCGATCGGGGCGGCCGCCGCCAACAACCACTGGCGGGTTGTCGATTTCCTGATCCGGCGCGGCGCCCGCGTGCCGCCCCGGCACAATATGATGCCATCGCTTCTGGACTGGGCGGTCTTTTATGGGAATGCCGCGGCCGTGCGTCGCTTCCTCGACACGGTGCCGCGGAACGCCATCGACGACGTCGTCGTCTGTCCGCTCACCAACCGGATCTTTACCGTGCTCGGGCACGCCGCCGCCCGGAGAGAAGACACGACCGACATCATCGGGATGCTGCTGGCGCACGGCGCCGATCCGCTGAGGCAAAGATTGGGTTCGACGGCCGTCCACCACGCGACCTCCGGCCACCACCACAACCTCCGACGGCTCCTGGATCACGTCCTCGAGACCAGCCTGTTCCAGCGCGGCCGACGGATGGTGCGCGGCATGATCGGCTCCGACCCGCGCTTCGTGGACTGGAGAGACCGATCCGGAGCCACACCGCTCTTCCTGGCCGTCCATGCCGGCAACGCGGGGGCCGTCCGGCTCCTCCTGGATCGTGGCGCCGCGCCGGGCTCGACTCCGACCACCCTCCTCTGGCAGGGAGTGAGCCCGCTCCACGTGGCGGCTCATTCTGACCAAAGGGATGTGATCCGGTGGCTCCTCGGAGCCGGGGCTGATGCGAACGCCCGCGAATCGAAAGGGAGAACACCGCTCCATTTTGCCAGATCCGCCGCTGCCGTAGACGAGCTGATCGGCGCCGGCGCGGACATGAATGCCCTGGATGACCACGGATCGACCCCACACGCTTACGCGGTCTATCACGGGAATCGAGAGGCAGCGAAGCGCCTCCGCGAACACGGCGCACGCGTCTCGGGCACGCAGCTGGCCGCCATGATCGACCAGATGAAAACAGAAAGACAAAAAATGTTCAAATCCGCGGAGCAGATCAAACAGTTCCAGGAGCGGTTCCCGAGTCAGGCGGAACAGATGAGCGATCCGATCTCAATGACGGTGCCGACGATCCCGATACGGGGCATCTTTCGGGACGAGAAAAGGACACGGACGCCGCGGGACGCCGACACGCTGGCGGCCTACCTGAGGACGCGGAGCAACGACGCCATCCTCGGCAGGGACCCGATCCAGTTCAAGCCCTACACGGATTTCCAGCACGACCAGCAGACACGCCGGCAGATCCAACGCCTGCGAGCCAGCACTGCTCACACGGATTTCCAGCACGACCAGCAGACACGCCAGAAAATCTCACGGATGCGTAACGGCTAGCACTGCTCGTTGAGCAAACGGAGATAATACCGGTTTTTTTCGTGCAGGCGCGCGGAGCGGCGCAATTCTCCGAGCCTCCTCTGGTGCTGGACGCGGCTGTTCTCAACGTTCAGCCGCTCTGTCGCTATGCGGTGCTCGTCAGACAGACGGTCGTTGTCTTGACGGTGCTGCCGGATCAGTTCCTCGACGGCCTGGCGGTGCTCGTCGGTCAGCCGCTCTGTCGCTATGCGGTGCTCATCAGACAGACGGTCGTTGTCTTGACGGTGCTGCCGGATCAGCTGCTCTGTCGCTTCGCGGTGCTCGTCAGACAGCCGCTCTGCCGCCTGCCGAGATTGACACAGCAGCTCTTCTTTCTCGTGCTCGTTCTCACGGATCTTGTTCTCGAGCACACGGATCTTGTTATGGGCGCGCCGCTTCTCGATGTCATCCTGGCGCCGGAGCATAACCAGCTCGTGGTACTGGTGGCGCCGCGATGCGAAATGCCTGTCAAAAGTCGTGAGAGTCGCGTACCGGAAGCCGGGGTTACACTCGCACTCGAGCCGGTGCCACAGATCGCTCATTTCCAGACGCGCCGCTCGACGGCCAGGCGGTTCATTTTTTCCAGCACAGACGCCAGACCAATTTTTTTTTTCTGGAAAAAGAAATGAGCATCCTGGCGTGCCCTGGATCACCCGAACAGATCCAACGAAAAAAGATCCGTACCCTCCATGTCCGTAACGATCCTCACTCTCTCTACCGTGCCATGGCCATCCTGACCGGAATGTTGCCGCCGGAAAGTGCTACGACGGATCTGACGACGGACGAAACGACGCGCGAGGCCGTCCGCGCGATGCGCGAGGCCGTGGCCACGGAGATCGAGCGCCACTACGGCGCAATGACCGACCAGAAACAACGAGGCGACCAGCGGAATCGGATGTACCAGCAGACGAAACAGCAGCACCTCGACCAGAAAGCATACACGCGACAGATCCGCCAGACACAAAAGCGTGGCGGGGTGCTGGAGATCGAGGCGTTCGCGCGGCTGGTGACGCCATACGTCCTGGTGATGGACGGCGATCGCTCCACCGTGTACGGCCGTGGAGAAAAGGCGTTCGTGCTCGTGCGGACGGGTGACGAGCACTACGACATCGGGGTCTGCGAACGCTCGTTCAGGCAGCAGCTCCAGAAAGCGCTCGGAAAATCGCAGGAGATGCCGGCACGCCTCCGGCGCGCCGCCGAGACCATGGAGCGGCTCCTCCAGATGCTGCGCCGGCAGCGCCAGAGCCGCAGGGCCGCTGCACCCGCCGCCGGCGCGACACCACCGCCGGCGGCCGCATCGCCGGCGACACTGCCGCCGGTGTTCGTCCCGGCGTGGCCGGTGATGATCCCGCGGCGGCGATTTTGCGGACGAGACGGATTTTATGGCGATCAAGAATTCGCCGAATTCTGATGAAAAAAAAAAATACAGAAAAAAAAAATGAGCACACCCTCGCAGCAACAGCTCCGGCAGAAATCTATACACCAACTTCAAGAGCTGCTTGGAGAAATCAATACAGCACAAATTTACGGTGTCGTAGCGGATGAAGACACGGACGCCTCTCGTGCGCTGGTCACTCGAATTTTACAGCAAAAAAAAAAAAAAAAAAAAAACGGGGGAGAAAAA